ATATAATTCCATTATATTATTCATAATTATATTTATATACACAGGAGATTATATCACTAAGTAAAAGTCCAACAGAAAATGTTCGCAATCAAGTTGCAAACATTTTTTGGGGACAATAACATTTTTAACGTTGACATTATTTTCTCTGTGTGTTATAATTAATTCATGGTTAAAGTTTTGGCATTAGATTTGTCTACAAAGAGTTCTGGTTACTGTGTGATGAATGCAGGTTCTGTTGTGGATTTTGGCACAATTAAGTCAAAGGACAAAGACTTTTTGGTGAGAGGTCAGTATATGGCAGAATTTATTAGACTTCTGTGTGAAAAGTATGGGAAGTTTGATAAAGTCATAATTGAGGAATTGAAAGTTATCTCAAACCAGAAAACTCTTGTGATGCTAGGTATTGTTCAGGGTATGGTTATCAGAGAGGTAAGAGACTCTGAGGTTGTATTTGTTACTCCATCAAGTTGGAGAAAGCAATTTCACCTGAATGGTAAAAGAGCAGAGGCAAAAAGGAAAGCTATAGACCTTTGTGTTGTCAAAGGATACTCTGTGAAGAATGATGATGAAGCAGAGGCTATACTCATTGGACTTGGTTCATTTGACAAAGTATAATCTCTGTGGTATAATCATTGTGTGCATTATAGTTCCGCTATAAGAATCGCCTCCTTTGAATTTTTCCTGTGGAGTTGGTTAGCTCCATAGGTTTTTGTCCTCATAGCCAAGTCTGGTAAGGCTATCCAAACACAAAAATAAAGGACTTAATCAAATAATAGAGTATAGAGGTCAGTTGCAGTGTATCACTATAATGAAAATTATGTTGTAAATGAGTATGGTGAGTTATTCAGTGTATTTGGTAATAGACTTAAGAAACTTAAGCCTTATATCAATGCAAGGGGTTATGTCATGTATAGACTTAGAGTTAACAGTAAGACTATTCATAGGTCAGCTCATTTTCTAAGCTATTGGGTAAATATAGGTCACTTTGATAAGTCTGATGGGCTACAGATTGACCATATTGATGGCAATAAATGAAATAATCATTATCTGAATCTGAGAAGGGTTACACCTAAAGATAATCAGAACAACATAAATACAGCTGGTGAACTGACAAAATGGTCTAGGTCTAACTACAGAATCACTGACAATGATATGCTTCCTAGTAAGTATGTCAAAGGTGAAGAGTATGTTCCAAAAGAGTCTACTTTGTGGACTAACAAGAGGAATAAATGTACTATCTGTGGTGCTTTAACTAGTGGTAATCTATGTCTTAAATGTTTTAAAACTGAAAAGTCAAAGAATATACCTACTAGGGAAGACCTTATCAAAGACCTATTATCTAAAGAATCTCTTGTAAAGTTAGCTTCTAAGTATGGTATTAGTGATAATGCCTATGGGAAGTGGTTAGCTAAAAGAGGTTTACCTATTAAGAGTAAAGATATTAAGTCATTCATATTGAGCGTATAGCCAAGTGGTCTAAGGTCGCAAGCTGCAACCTTGCTATCGGGGGTTCGAATCCCTCTACGCTCTTATGTGTTTGGATAATTCGTTGGTTCAAATCCGACTGGGGACTTTGGTTGATAGGTATCACATTACTGTGAATACTAAATGGTGGTTATACCCACCATATGCACCCTTGGTGTAACTGGATAACACATAGGATTTCTACTCCTATACTCCGAGTTCAAGTCTTGGAGGGTGTATTAATTTATTGGGAAAGGTAAAGATAATGGCTACAAAATCTAAACTATATTCAGAGACTATGAGAGAATTGAGTTTGCTTGATGAAAAGTCACTCACTCTTTACCAAATGCGTTGGGGTCTTATTGATGTTGATGAGACATTGCTTAGTGAAGTAGGCTTTGAAGTATATTCACAAATACCTCCTTGTACTCCTGTGGCTAGAAATGCTATGTTGCAGATTATGGCTTCATTTGAGGATAGCTATGAGCGTAAAGAATGGGCTGACCGTATTGAAGGTAAGGCTACTCAGACTACTGTGAATGTGAACCATGATACCAAAGATGGTATTGATGAGCTTAAGAACTACACTAAAGCTAAGCTAGATGAACTTTTTGGAGAGAAATAATGGCATCACATAGCCCTAGAGAGGATTTGTTTGAAAAGCACTATGCTGAGATAACAGAGCTACTTGAGGGCTTTGTAATCTCTGTGGTTAATATGGGTGACTATGAAAGTGCTGAGAATGCTCTGATTGGTTATCTTGTGGATATGTACTCTGAGGTGTTCCTTGGAGAGATTGATTATATCCTAGATGCTTTAGGTGTTGACCTAATGCCAGAAGAGGTTATTGAGCTTAGAAATGGTGTTAATACCTCGGCATTTGCTAGAAGTAACTTTAGCAGGTTAAAAGATATTCTGGAAGCTCATGCACAAGACTTAAGAGCAAAAGTAATAGACTCTGTGGATACTGTGGAGCTAGAGGATATTATCAAGGAGTTTAGAAGTAATCTTGAAAGACTTGCCTTAAGTGAGATTCAGATGGGTATTGAGAAAGCCTCTGTGGAAAGTGCTAAGCTGTTTGAGATTATCACAGAGAATAGTATCTTAAAGACTTGGAACTGTGTAGGTGATTCACACACATGTCCTATATGTCTAGCTATGAATGGTACGACAATTCCAGTAACGGAAAGTTTTGCCAATGTAGCACCTTCTGTTGGAATTGAGGAAGATTTTAGTTACACAGGAGGAGATATTGTTTATGCACATCCAAGATGCAGATGTTGGGTTACTTACTCAAAAGCGTAAGATATTATCCAACAAAGAGAAATTATCCATACTCTTAGACCAAGTTACTCCACAAGATGAGCTAAGAGATGCTGTGAAGGGTAAAATACCTAAGCACTTTAAGCGTAATACCATTCGTGAAAGAGAAGGTTTTGAGAAAGAGCTTGAATACTATAAGCTAGGATTCACTACAGCCTTATCAGAGTTTAATATAGAGCTATGGTGGTCACAAGCAGTACAGTTTGGTGCTTTCCTAAGTGGTAAGTATAAAACAGGTTACTGTGTAGCTACACCTCGTTATGGTAAATCATTCCTGTGTGGTATTATGTCTAACCACTTTGCCTATGACGGAGAGAACTGTTACGCTGTTGGTTCTACTCAAGAGTATTCGGGAATCATTATTCAACATGCCAGAGAGATTCTTGTGAACTCTCACCCTGATGTAAAAGCTATGTTATCCTTTGATGAGAAGGATGTAACTGCTGTGGATAAGAGACTTAAACGTGGTTTGTCCTCATTCTCAAGTGAGGGTTTCTCATTCAGAAATGGTGGTAAGCTAGAAGGTCTATCAGCAGGTTCTAACTTTACAGACCCATCTAAAATCCATGTCATTGGTCGTGGTGGTAATATGTTTGGAGATGAAGCATCGGATATTTCACCTATTGCCCTTGGTCACATGGGTCGTAGAGAGTTTGAATCAGATGATGGTCGTAAGCTCATTATGTATCTAATCTCTAACCCACGTTCACTGAATAACTTCTATGACTTTATGACAAATGAAGACCTAGCAGATGATGAATTTGTTATGTGGTTGGATGTTGTAACAGCTATGGAAGAGGGTAGTATCAAATACACTAAAGAACAGCTTATGAGGTCACAATTCACTATCACAGAGGATTCCATCAGGGAAAACCTCTTATGTGAGTTTCCTACAGAGCGTTCTTCATTCTTTGATTCATCACCAGATATTACAGATAACTTTGACCCTATGGATAAGCAACTAGACTACTTTATTGGTGTGGATAGTGCATACAAGGGTTCAGATAGTATTCAAGTAACTGTGTCTGTGGTTGATGAGAAGAATCACTTCACTGTGATAGATTCACAAGATATTAAGCCTGCTGAGTGGATTGATGGTATAACTGCTATTGAGATAGTGAATAGGATTGTCATGATAGCTAATAGGCTTAATGCTAAAGCTATAGGAATTGACTCTGGTGGTGGAGCACATATTGTACAGCCTTTGAAGATGAGAAGGTTAAGTGGGCAATTAAAATGCCCTGTGTATGATATAAACTTTGGTGGTAAGCCTACAGAGATTAAAGTCATAGCTAAAGACCCTAGTGCTGAATATGCTTCTAATAGACGTGCTGAAATGCACCTAATGTTGAGAGGTATGATGGAGGCACAAAGGGTAACGTTTGTAAGAAAAGTATGGGATGCAATCAGTCGTCAAATGTCCTTTGTTTCTGAGGTACAGAGACCAGAGGAAAGACTTGTTAAGATTCGTCCTAAATCTGAAATTAAGAAATTACTAAAACACTCACCAGATGAGCTAGATAGTGTATTGCTATCACTTCATGTGGCTGAGTTATTCTACCTTGGAGGTTCTTAATGAGCTGTGGGAAATGTCATAAAGATGACTGTGGTGGCTCTTGTGCTATGGATAGGTACTTCAATGCTGAATACAAGGACAGGTTAGTTTTCCAAAGTTCAGGATTCAGAGGTACTCCAATTAAAGAGACACTGGAAGATGTTGAGAGATTAGCTCTTGACCTACCTGATGTTGATTATATTCTTGATAACATTGTGAACTACATGTTCACTAATAGCCTTACTACAGATAACTTTGAAAGAGATGCTGAGTTAAGAAAATACTTGTATAGTCACAACTTCAATGGTCAGCGTAACTATGATGTCTTGAAACAAGTAGCTAAAGGCTATAGAAAATATGGCTATTATGGTCTATTAAACACAGGAGAAGGCCTTGTAGGAGTTCACCCTAAAGATATTCTAGCCTGTGTAATTGACTACCCTAAGATGCCTGTAATTAGACAGACATTGACTTACCTAATCAAGAATAACAATATATACCAAACACCCTATGACCGTAAGACAGGTAATCCTAGAGTAGCTAGTGACTACTCAGAGGATGACATCAAAGAAATTCTCAAGAATCCTAAAGACTATGAGAATGAGGTTATGGTGGTTACAGAGAAACAGTTTGCTTGTGTAAGGTTAGATACCTCTCAAGTGTTCTGTGCTTCACCTTTACTGAAAGACCGTAAACGTGTAGAGCTTATTCTAAACATACTTAACCGTATGAATTATGATATTTCTCGTAATGGTATTGGTACTATTGCCTTACAAGCCAAGGACACTCTTGAAGAACAAATTGAGGAAAGTGTAGAGCAAGGAACAGCCTTTAGTGGAGGTGAATTGCTTGATATGGGAAGAACAGCTAAAGAGGAACGTACTAAGAAGATTATTGAAGACATGAATGCCTTTGCTGAAAAGCTCTCTGAAACAGAGTTTAATGATGCTATTGTGTATTCAGGTAACTTCCAAAATCTTGAGCAACTAGAGCGTGATACTAAGGCTACAGACTTCCTAGACTTCTTGTCTCAGTATGTTCCTGCTATAGTCTGTCAGATGTTTGGTGTTCCTGCTAGGCTATTTGACCTTAACAAAACTGTGTCAAACATTGGTACATATAGTATCATTGATAATGCAATGAAGAATACTATTATTCCAATGCGTGACCATTTCCTAGGTCAGATTGTTCTGCTATTGCAGAATGCTACAGGTTTATCAGAACACATTAAGTTTGATAGTTATGAGTTCACTAATAGCTATAACTACAACAATGATATTTATATCCTTGATGTGTATGAAAGACTTAAGAACATTGATGAGAATATGGCAGAAGCCTATTTGAAGAAAAATTTAATTGTATAGGAGATATAATGAGCACAAAGATTCTTAGCATTGATGAATTGGCAAACCTACAAGCTAGTCATCAAGAAGCAGTTCAATCAGATGCACCAGTGGCAATTCAGACACAAACACACTCTGTGCTAAATGGGGATAGCACAAAGGTAGGAAGTATTTCCCCTAAAGACTATGTATTGACACTTTGGTTGCCAATTATAGGTCAAGCTCCAGAAGGTGCTGAAATTGTACAAGATGGTAAAGCCTATGTACAACAAATTACAGCAAAAGAGAAGTATATCACTCCTCGAATTGCTCGTAAAGTGCGTAACTATGCCTCTGTGATTTCCATTGCCTTTACTGAGTTTAAAGAAGATGGTACTACAGAAGTATACACACCAGAGGATTTATTCAAGCTCTATGAGTTGTTTGATGATGATGTCATTGATGCTTGTGAGAAAATGGTTGTAGAGGTTCTAGGAGTTCCTTCACACTTGGCTGAGTATATCACTGATATGTCTCTTATCAGCGCTTGTGGAGATATTCTAAGAAACAACCCATCATTTTTTCAAATTGATTAGTTATCTAGTAAGGTATAATTGGGCAGTTGTTCAAGGTAAGATAAAACCTAAAGATGAGTATAAAGGTTTAGCCTATGAGGATGCTGTAATTATACAACTAGATGATGTAGAAGAAATGACATTGACTCTGTGTAAGGAGTATAACATGCAGTATGAGTATATCATGGATAAAATGTATTATCCTGATGTCACCGTACTATATGCAAGGTTGATGAATGAGAAAGCATTTAGTTCTTACAATGAATACTTGAACATGGATGCTGAATCACAAGGTAAGTATGTAACTGACTATGGTAAACCTTCTCCTTACATATATGAGATATTATCTGTGGAAAAACAGAAAGCTAACATAGAAGAAAGCAAAGATGGTCTTAGAGCTATGTACCGTCGTGGAGGAAAACTAAATGACTAATATTATCAATGATGTGTTGGGTTTCTTAGATGAGAAGCGTAATAAAATCACTCCTGAATATGTACGTTCAGGAAAACCTGTATACACATTGAGAAAATATGCTGATGTTACTGACCTAGATGCAGAAGTGCTTATCAATGGTGGTTCAATGAACGTAGCGCAAAAAGTACCTGTATTTGGTGTAAGTGGTAATATGTTACGAACACCTCGCACATCATATGCTGTGAATGTGGATGTTGCATTTGACAATCGTGTGAAAGTATCTACACAAACACTAGAAGATGGTAAAGAGGAAAAGGTTTATACATTTGTGGTAGACCAACGTGCCTTGATGGAGCAATCTTCTGGTCATATCTATGCTAACTATGTAGTTGGTTATGTAGTTGGTAAAGGTGCTAAGAACAAACCAGAAGTTCGTGGAATTGTTCACGTTAAAGAAGATGAGTTCCTAAATGACTTTGATACAACTTTTGATACTTCTGCTATGGAAGAAATCATGGAGTTGATTAACAAGTATCGTTTGGAAAATGGTACTGCAAAAGTCATTGATAAGATTGCATTCTAACTTTGTGACATGAGAGTTGATAAACTCTCTTTTTTTGTTATACTAAATATAGAACATTCAATGAAAGGAGTACCTACATGGCTACAATTAAAGTTCCAGTAATGAATCTTAAGATTACAGTCGGTGGGGAAGCTAAAACTTTTACTTCACCCCTTGCTGAAACAATTTTGGCACAAGTACGTAGAGTAGTTGTTGGTCAAGAGCAGGTTCAATACTTTGACGTGGCTGAGAAGAAATTCAAGTCATTCACTTACTGCTGTGGCGATAAGTATGAGTTTAATTATACTACTAAGGAAGTAACCCTCAAGGATACTGAATTGGATTGCTATGGCTTCCCTATCACATACGCTGGAGATAAATAATGGAAGTTAAAGAGATTGAAAAAACTTACGCAGAACACCTTAGAGAAGTCCGTGCTAAGCAATTTGGATATGAAGTAGAAGAAGTATCTAAAATTACTGAGGGCACATATGTTAAGGTAAAGGAAGATGAGTAAGTTTAGAGTATCTCGCTTTCTCCAACGTGACCTAGTAGTTCGTGTAAATTTCCTAACAGATGGAGGTATCATTCAGAATAAGCGTAAGTTTTTTGAGTTTTACCCTGACAATAACCAAGAGAGCGAAGGTTGGTATGAAACTACTGACCAAGTTCTCCTTGGTAGTCTTAAGGAAGCTACGGAGGAACTACCTTTCACACCAGAAGCAGAAGCAGGTCTTAAAAGAGACAATGTTAAATATGAGTATTCATACTGTGCCTCTTGTGGTGGTAAGAAAGTGAGAAAACTAAAATATAATTTGTTTGAGGTTGTTGAGTAATGCCTATTAGAACACAGATTGCAGAGCGAATTATGGATGAAATCCATGACTATATGGAGAGAAAGGATAGTTTGGACTCTGTGATGAATCTATCTAAGTCTGATAAAGAGACTGAAAGATTGTCTGTGGAAAAGGTAGACAACAATGATGGGTATATGACTCTCCTTTCAGAAGGTTCTATACTATACCAAGACAACACCATAAGGTTATACATCTGTAAAGGTACACTTAAGAAGTGGTATGACAGCATTGATGGAACTTTTGAAGGGTATGTATCTACAGGTCACAGAGACCTTAATGCTTATCCTGTGAGAGAAGGTTACTTCAAGAAGTCAGATTTAAAACTTGTTAAAGATGAATCTGGAAGATATGACTTACTAGTTAAACCTCATGTGAATTTAGAACTAAGCAATGTCAAAGACCTTATTATACAAGATGAACCTTTTGCTATTTCATCAGAGTTCATGTGGTATGATAAAGATTTTACAGATGATGACCTAGAGGAATATGCTAAACTTGTAGTATACAATGTTGAGCATGGTGGAAGTGTTGATGTGCCTATCACAGACAACATTGAACTTATGGGATTCTCCTTTGTGGGAAATCCAGGTAATGCTAAAAGTGGTGGGTATGAGCCTTCACTACTTAAACGAAATGAGGAAGAACACTTGAATAGAAAAGAAATGCTAGATAAAGTGCTTGCTCACCTGTCAGCAGGAGTAGAAGAAACTACATCAGAAGAAGTTACAACTGAGGAAGTAGCTCAAGAGGAAGTAGTTGAAACTGTTGAAGAAGTTGTTGAAGAAACAGCTACAGAAGAAGCTACAGAAGAAGTAGTAGAAACTGAGGGTGAACCTACAGCACTAGAAAAGGCTATTGAAGCTATTGAACAGCTTACTACAGAGAAAGAAAGTCTAATCAAGGAAAGAGATGAGCTAAAAGCTAAACTTGCTGAGAAAGAAGCAGGAGAATCTGAATTGGATGCTCAACTTGCTAAACTATCTCAAATTCTTGAGAAAGCTAACCCTACTGTAGAAAAAGCAACTAAAGTTGAAGAAAAACCAATGAACCGTTTTGGACGAGTTCGTTTTGGAGGACAATAAATTGAGTACAACAAATTTTGATATTTTGTTAGGCGAAGCTATTGATACTCTCCATGAGCAGACTGTTGCTCAGTTGGGTAAGACAGAGAACTTGTCTAACACAGATGGTAAAATTCCTTTTGGAATCTCTCGTGACTGGTCAAAGGCTGTACCTTCTCTTCGTGAAGTTGGTATGGGTGATGAGCTTGTAAATGACATTCTTAAACGTTTTGAGCAATCTAGCTTTGGTGCTTTGAGACAAGCTAAGAATGGTGACTGGATTATGGAAGGTCTTACATGGGGAACTAAAGCTCCAGACTTCTCTAAAGATAATTCAGATTCATGCTGTTTCACTGAGAAATTCACTATGCAAGCTACTGGTGATGCTACTCCTGTACGTTACCTCTGCTTCAAGGACTGTGAAAACCGTCTTGACCGTTTGATGAAAGATAAGATGCACTTTAAACAAGGTGACCTTATCAACATTTTCCAACGTTTGGGAATGTCTTATGAAGAAGCTGAGCAATTCATGGCTTGGTACACATTTGCCTTCATTGTGCAACGACACATTGTTCAAGGTATGTTGAACTTCAAAGGACAAGGTCTTCGTCCGTTTGCTGGTGTAGCTGAAATGATGTCTCATCCTGGTGTAACACCTATTGATGCTTCTGGTTCAGTTATTGGTGCTTTCCGTCAAGTAGCTTGCTACCTTGATGTATTGGATAACCAATCAGCACGTTATAAGATTTATGTTCACCCTCTTACACTTCGTGGAATCAAATCTGAAATTGTTCCCGGTAAAGATGGTAAACTTCCTCAAGGGTGGGCTGTGAATGGTGAAACAATCACCTTCAAAGGTATTCCATTTGGTGTATCTTACCACTTGCCTTATGACCTTGAGCAAACAATGACTGGTGAAGCCTATGTGATTGACTTGTCTCGTGTAGAAGCATTGACTCAATACGACTTGTTCGTACCTCAATCTTCTATCCATACAGTTCGTACAGAAGGTACTGCTGAACAAGTAGGTCAAGGATGTGAAACAATTTGTGACAAATATGAGAACTTTGGTCTTGTACACACTAACTCACACATCTCACACTTGCTTGTGGCTAATATTCCACTAGAACAATCTTGCCCTGCTGTTGTATTTGAACGTGTCCAAGGTCTTCTTACAGGTCTCAATCCGTTCCCAATGGCAACTATTCCTACTAAAGGTTAAGGAGATACAGTATGCAACCTTCATTGGAGTTGATTAAGATAACTGAAAAACTTCAAGCTAACTGTGGTTGTTTTGACTGTGATGATGGAGCAACTATGCAAAAGTACATGGAGAGCTTTCTCCGTGTACTTGCTAGGTTGTTTTGTTGGACTGATGGTGAGTGTTCTACTATTCTAAGAGCCAAGAGACAGGAGATTATTCCTGTTAAAGACTTTAAAATCTGTGGTTGTGAAGCAATGGTTGAATTAAAACCTTATTTTTATAAGGGATTTGACCCTACTACACTTAAGGTGTATATGCACAAGAAGAAAGGTCTTGAAAGGGAAGAATATGAGCTAGGTACAGAAAAGTGGAATTGGTCATTTGTGGATGGTACAATCCTTGTGAATCTTACAGATGAACTAAACCCTTGTTGTAAGTGTGTTGACCCCTGTTCCTGTGAAGCTGAATACAAGATTGTACTTGTGTATGAAGCAGGATATACCTCTGAGACACTTCCTGATTGTGTTTATGAGGCAATGTGTCACTTCCTAAACATCTTTATAGCTTATCAAAATGACTGTGGTACACTTGATGAGTGTGCTAATATGGATAGGTTAGCTGTAGGTGCTGTACTTAAGCAAAAATCTGTTGACTACATTGTAAGAGAATGGACTATTGATTCAGGAAACATTGATAGATTCTATGTTAAACTAATCAATACATGGGCTATACAGGCTCTAAGTTCATTATCTTTGTGTAATAGAACATTTACTGACAATCTTTACCTTACTATTGGGAGGAGAAAATGCTAGTTAGATTTCTAGGTGAATATGCGAAGGAATCTCGCTCCTATGGTTGTTCACGCTGTGGTACTGGTCGTTCTATCAGTGGTGTAGAAACCTATAAGACTGTATATCGGACTTATTATGGTACTAGACTACATGTATTTGAACAAGGTAAAGTATACACTGTGGATGACACTCTAGGAGGGTATCTCACCAATTTGAGGTACACAGACAAAGAAGGAAACCTTCGTCATCAGTTTGAAGTTGTTCCTGAAAAAGGAGAAAGCACATACACTAACACAAATACTGAAATGGTATTAGAAGGGGTTGGTAATGGCGCTTCCGTGGAACAGTAAAGAAATCCTTGTATTAAGGCAAGGTACTGCTACTCCAACTTATGATGAGAATAGCAGACAAATAATGAAATGCTTGTGGGAAGAGGTAGAGCATCTTAAATGTGTAGACCATATGCCTACATCAAGAGGTGCTGAGAGTGATGCTACTACGATTCATGGACTAGAAGGTTCAAGACAGTTAGAGACATTCTACTTCTCTTTACACAATCAATCACATGCTTGTGATTTAGATATTAAACATGGTTATTATATTCTACAAAGGATAAGTACAAGATGCAATAGGTTTAGCTGTCCTGAGGATTCAGGTTACCTATTCTGGAAAGTTGTAGCTTGTAGAACTTATGAAATAATTCCCGGATGTTGGGATATTAAGCTGACAGGAGAGAGACTTATTCCTCGTGAGAGTGAGCAACTTATTCTTGAATGTTCTCCTTATATCAAACAACTACAGGGGGTGATTACTCGTGACCACAACTGATATTCATAATTGGAAGGGCATAGAGTTTTCTAAGGAGTTTGTAGACTTTACTATTACAGGTATGCTAGAAGCCAAAGCCACTGGTTCTGTTCAAACAGGACGGATGGTAAGGTCTGTCAAGATGAGAAAGATTTTAGATGGCTTCTCTGTGTATGCTGATAGGAATGAGTATCCTCCTACAAGTAGGGGAAGGGATAGATACTATGTAAATACCTATATGTTTAGGGGATATAAGTATCATCCTAAATTCCCATTTATCTTCACTGCATTTGATACTGTTGGGGATAGTGAGCAATTAGTTGACTCTACAAGTGGTTTCTATGGTACTTATAAGGCTATGAGACCATCAGGAAGAAGAGGAGCAGGTACAGCTAGATATAACTCAAGTGATACAGCTAGTGGTAGACAGTACCTTGCTGTACAAGGAAGAAAGAACACAGTTAAGATACCAAGGAGAATAGCCAAATGATTAGTGCTGTGTATATAAACATTAAGAAGTGGCTTCAAATGTATGGTTATGGTGTTCTTGATTATCTCATTCAACCTGACCATGTAGAGGAGCTAGACCCAAGAAAAAGATATAATAACTTTGATGAGCAGTTTAATAAGCATGTAGGAACATCAGAGCATTTCCAGTTAAATCAAGGTGTAGAATACCCATTCTTAGCCATTGATATTACCTGTGATAATACCTCAAAATGCTTCCCTAAAATGTTTATTAACTTTTCTGTGTATTACTCTCCTGTGACCCCACCAACAGGTCGTGTGTGTATTGAGAATACACCAGAGGGTAAGTTAGAATACAGAGAAGAGGTTCACTGCCAGATTAAGAATATGTTGGTACACCAAGTTAAAACACCGAGGGGCATACAAAGAAAGACCTTTGCTCAGGATGTGGCTTCATTAGACAAGTGGTATTTACCTATCAGTGTGAAAGTGCTAGATATAGGATGCCCAGAGGACTTCTCTAATGAGCTAGTAGATGAGGTAGAAATGTTTTCTTTCCCTGTGACTCTCTCAATATTTACGTGTAAGTAAAGGAGAAAATAATGGCATTTGAACAACCATTAAACCTTAATGAGTTCTTCATGTCTCGTAATGAGATTGCTAATCGTCATGGGGGTAGACTTGAAATGCAAGCTATGTCTCGTGTACGTGAGCACATGGTGGAGGAAGACTCAAAAAAGCCTCAACAAGGTAGAGGTCAAGATGCTCCAGTAGCACAAACCCCTGCCGTGGTTAAACAAGACCAAAATGGAAACCAAGACAAAAAGGAGAAATAAATGTCTAACTGTTTCGTAGATATGTCACATCCTATGTATGGTTACAACACACAAGATAAAGACTCAAAAATCATTGTGTCTATCACAGAAGAGATTCGTCCTTGTGTTCGTTGGAAAACTAACAAACAGCTACAGATTCCATCAGGAACTCTTGTACAGTATGTTCGTAAGGATGTGCCAGAAGACCAAATTAACTGTAACCCAATCAAGTGTTTGAACACTGGTACACTCTATGTAAACCCTGCTGATAAGAAAGCCTCTGTGAAGTTCCAAGTAAGAGCTGATGCAGATGACTTTGCACTAGGATTCAACATGATTTATATCAATGTCCCTAAAGCAGGTAAGTATGAGTTTAAAGCTATTGTGTCAGATTTCCCTGATACAGCACAAACTAACTCTTATGTGTACACTTACTCATTTACTGCATCTACTCCGGGATTTGTCCTTCGTACAGTAGACTTTGCAGATTCTAAAGTAATGACACAAACAGGTAATGGTTGGAAACCTTCTGACCATGGTATTGTGGTTACTTATGAAGTTACTTACAAAGGTGAAGATGACTTCACAGGTCATATTGGATTCTCAAGTCCATCTATTGTGAATGACCGTTCAGAGTTGCGTAAGTTCTCTAATGTATTACTTTCATGCTTGACATCATTTACTCACAATGTCTCTGTACCTGCTACAGATGCTCGTTGCTTTGGTAGACAGTATGATAAGTCTCAAATTGAGATTACAAAAGAGATTACAGCAACTACTACATCATGCAATGACTACTGGTTGAACCCACTTCAATCAATGTCTAAACGTATGACAAGTGGTATTCCTGTGACAGATAGCTTTGTGATTCAAGAAGTTACTATTGAAGGTAAGAAATATGGTTCACTTGTGATTCCAGACCTTTACTATGAAGACTGTAACACTATCACAATTTCATCTGACCGTTGTGCTTGCACATATATGTCTAACCTACCTGTATCACCGGGTGTTGAGTTGGAAGATGATGAGTTCATTGCTCTTACTCAAGGTTATCATGGTTATGACAGAGGTACAGTTCTTGTAAACCCAATGTACATTGGTGAGAAGATGCTTGTTACCTACAATGGTGAGCGTGATGTTGAGTTGATTGTTGCTAATGACAAACGACTTCGCAATACACACTTCCGTGTAACACAAATGGTTGAAAACACTCGTGGTGTTAAGGAATACTATGTATTCAACAATGTACTTATCACAGAAAATTCTCGTGAGTTCAGTACGGAGGGAGAAATTACTCTATCACTTTCATTCACAGTTTCTCGTGATGAAAATGGTAACTTCTATGAAATCCGTAGAAACATTGAGGATGTAGCTTAACCATAGGAGAAAAGTATGGCAGTAAGAACCATTAAGGTTGATATTACAGGTTTAAAGGAAATTGAAAAAGCCCAAAAGTCTGTGTCAGCTCTAAGGGATTCTGTGTTAGACTTTGAGAAGAAACTAAGAAAGATGGGCGGGAAGAATACTTCCTCGCTCTCTTTTAATGTAAACCTTATTCTAAACACAGATAAAGCCCTAAAAGATTATTTAGCTCTCAAGAAACAGATTGAGAGTATGCCTATTAGAGTAGGCTCAACAAAGGGTGATGTGTCTTCTACACAAGGAAGCTCAAATAGTAGTTCCTCATCAAGACCTACCTTTGATTCTAGTTATATTAAAGTCAAAGACCAAGATTATCAATCATGGAGAAACCTTCATAAAGCTGTGGATGATGTTACTCGTTCTGCTGTGGGTCTTTCTGGTCAAATGGTTAAACTTGGTGCTATAGCTCCTGCAAAAGGTTTGTTATCTGTGTTTAACAGTCTAAACAGCACTATCTTAGATATGCAGAAGAACCTTATGGGCTTAGTTGGTAATGGTATCAAAGGTGCTTTAGGTAGTCTTGTTTCTGGTGGTGTTAATGGTATCAGAAATAGTATAGGACAACTTAAGAATGAAGCAAATGACCTTGGGGATGCTATGCAGGTATATCGTATCAACATGCAGGCTCTAGGGTTTGATGAGAAGACTACTAATAAGTCTATCAAGAGACTTGGTGATTATGGTAAGTCTACTGTGTTTGATGCTACAGACTTGCTAGAGCAGGCATCTACTTATACTGCTTATGGTCGTAAAGATGCAGAGCAGATTGTAAAAGGTTATGCAGGACTTCTAGCACAGACTAAAAATCCTATTGAGGGTATGAGAACTGTAACAGAGCAAACCTCTCAGATGCTTGCCTCAGGGGTACTTAACCAACAAGACTACAAGTTCATTCGTCAACGTTTGTCTGCTCTAGGTGCTTCTAAACTGAATGCAGAACTACAGAAGTTAGCTGAATCTAAGGGTGCTGATTCCATTATCTCTGCAACTAAGAAGAGACTTATCTCAGCAGATGAGTACCTTGATGTTGTCAATAGATTGGGTAATGATGATACATTTCAAAGTTTGGTAAACTCTATTATCACACCTAGACAAGCTATTGCCAACTTGAAGGAAACATTATCAAACCTTCTTGTGTTTGATGATATTGATGAAGAGGGTAATGCTAAACCCGGAGCATTAAACCGTGTGTATGTAGCAACTAGAGACTTTATCAAGGGTATTACAGATATTGTAGGTACAGATAAGTTCAAGGACTATGTAACTAAACTAGGTAATGCTATTGGAGATACTATTCGATCTGTGAACCATTTTGGTGTTGCATGGAAACTAGCCTTTAGTAAGTCTTTCCTAGACGGTATTGAGAAGTTTGCTTCATCATTTAAGAGTGGTGTGCAAGGTCTTAATGTAGGTAAAGAGTTCTTTGACATTACAAAATCTGTGTTGAATGTCTTAAACACCACAGGTAGAGAGCTAGGTACTACTACAAAAGAAATTGTTAAGAGTATATCAGAGCTTACTAAGGGCATTGTGGATATTGGTGCTCAATTAATTACATCAGGATTCCCTAGAGTAGTTAGAGGTGTAGTAGACATCTATACTAACTTAGCTAAACTAGCTGTAAGTAGTGGAGGAGCTACTGCATACACAGATGTGCTACTAAGTGTCACAAATGCAATCAATACAATTATTAAGTCTGTGAACCCATCCATTCTCAAGAGTGTGTTTGATTCTATTGTGAACTTTGTGGAAAGTGTTTCTTCTGTGGTAACTAAGATTGCTACTAGAACAAATATCTTCAAAGAAATTGCAAACGTTCTTAAAGGGGTCATAGACGCTCTCAGTTCGATTGTAAATCAAGTTGGTACATTTAATGCAGGACAAGTAAACAAAGCATTAGAGGGGCTAAGAAACGCAATTCTGGGCATTGTAGAGGGTATTAAACCTCTGATTGTAGAATTAGCCAAAGGAGCTATCTCTGCATTAGCCTCTAGTAGTGCACAAAGATTCTTCCAAGCAGTTATTGGCTTTGTAAAAGCTGTTGCAGGAGCTATTAGAAGCACTCTTGTGGCTATTGGTGGTTCAGTAGAGGGTGGTATTAAGAAGATACTAGACTTCTTTACCCTTGTGACGAACTTTGCCTCTGGTGTAGCTTCTCTTCTAGGTGGACTAGGTAAGTACCTTATCCTAGGATTTATTGGTACTAAGTTCCTATCATGGGCTACTAATATTATCTATAGTTTATCTACTGTGGCTACTGCTATGAATGCTGTTAGTGGAGGTAAGGTAAACCCATTAGGTTTAGCAAATGCTTTTGGTTCTGATGCTCTAATGAGAGCAGGAACTACTTCAAGAAATGTAGGTAGTGGTGGAGCATATCTATCAGGTATGTCTCGTGTAGCTAAAAACTCTACTACAGGTTTCTCAAGGGTTGCTAGGAATAATGCTAGACACTCAGCTAATATGAAAGGTCTAGGGTTCATTGGAGCACAAGTAGGTCTTGACTTAGCTAATAATGCTCTACAAGGTTCAAATGCTTCTCAAGGATTTAAAGACTTTGGTAACATTGCAAGTAGTACAGCTTCATGGGCACTTACAGGAGCAGGTATTGGTAGCTTTATTCCTGGTATTGGTACTGCTCTAGGAGCAGGTATAGGTGGTCTGACAGGATTTATTGCAGGGTTGCTAGGAGCTAATAACCAGAAGGATGAAAGAGCTAGACAAGAGAAACTAGCTAAGGAAGAGGCTTCTAAACAAGCTGAGGTACAAGCAAAAGAAACACTAGAGAGTCATATGGCTTCTGTGAAACAACTTGCTGAGGAAACAGCCAATATTAGAAACTCATTCTTCAAGTCTATTTCTTCAAGTAGTGGTATCTCTGAGAGTCTTTCTACAGCAAGTGCCTATATTGATTCATTACAGAACTCTACAGGTAAGAGCCTAGAATCAACACTAAGAGACCTCAATATTAAGACTGCAACTGTGCCTAAGGGTATTGAGAATTTCTATGTCAAGATTGGTGATAAGATTAAGAGTTGGTCAGAGTTGAAAGAATCATCTGGTATTCAGGATGATGCTAGACTGCTTCAATCCCTCCAACTTGTGAAATCTACTCTTGGTGAGAAGTATGTAGAGTTTTTAGATAGTGAGGGTAACAAAGTTGCAGAAGCTGTAGAAACTCTCACAAAAGAGGAATCTACTAGACAATCTACTAACCTTGATGCCTATAAAGCTCAACTCACTAAAGCACAGTTAAGTGTTAAGAGTGGTGTAGACTTCCTATTCAAGGACATTACAACCATCACAGAAGAGATTGATAATGTACTCAAGAGTAGAAACTTTGCTAATAATGGTGAGAAGGCTAAGGCTATTACAGAGGCTTTAGAAAAGGCAGGAATCGACACAACTGAGTTTGTGAAGTTGAGTATATCTGACCAGATTGCTAAGGCTACTGAGCTTGTTAAGCAAGGTAAACTACAAGGTGGTACAAGAGAGCAACAAACTATAGCTCTTGCAGAATCCATTAAAGAGAAACTTGGAGATACTGCTACTAAGTATACTGAGATTCTCAAGAATGGTCTGTGGGATGACCTTAACACATTGAACCAGATGCTAGATTCTGCTGACTTTGTGTCTAAGCTACCTAGAACAGAGGAAAATCAAGTAAGAATTGATGCCTTTAAGGAAAGTGTAGCTAAGCTCATTAAAGATGGTGTACTCAAGGTTGAAGAAGGTCAAGCTCTTCTTGACAAAGCAGGTATCAAGGATGTTAGCGCAGAAGGTCTTAAGAATGGTGTCAATGAGTTTAAACTCTCTATTACTAATGGTCTATCTGATGCTCAGAAGAAATTCCTTGAAGGTACAGGCATTATTGGTGGAGTAGATATTCCGGGTATTGCTACAGCAGGTATCTCAGCAAGTGTTACAGGACTTAAGGATGCTGTGGCTACATCTATAAACTCAGCTATTGCTAAACTTGATGAGGCTATTGCTAATGCTAAACAAGCTAATGATTGGGATGAAGTAAATGCCCTTGCCAATGAAAGACGAGTTACAGAGTATGCTTCAAGAAGATACCAATCAGGAGGTATCATTCCTGAATACCACTCTAAAGGACTTCCTGTAGGTATTAACTGGCAACCAAAGGGTACTGATACTGTTCCTACTATGCTTACTCCTGGTGAGTATGTGTTGCGTAAGAAAGCTGTTGATAGTTTAGGTACTAACTTCCTAAATAACCTCAATAGGTTTGGTGTGAATGCCTTGCAAAGTGTTGCTAAATCAACTATAATTAACAATGTATATAACACAAATAACGCACAAATTAGTCAAAATATTGACAATAAGTCTCAATACCTAAATGGTATGTTTGGACTAGACAAGTTAATGAGGTATGTTTAATGTTTAACTGTGGAGAGAACTTCTCAAAGCCTAGACGTTACATCCAATTTAATGACCTAGTGTTCCTTGGTAGAAAATCTATTGATGAACAGACTGAAAGCATTAGTTTGCGTGAGAGTAAAACCTCACGCACTTTTGCTAATGGGTCTTATGTTGGTAATGTATCAGACAAGTCTTTGATAGATAGTAATACAATATCACTTAAAATTGCTCTAAGGACTAATAATTGGTCAGAGGAGCATATTCAAGCACATTATGATTTTATCATTGAACAACTCTTAACCCCCGGTAAACTATGGGCAGTAAACACAGGATTGCAACTAATTTGGTGTAATGCCTATGTAACAAGCATACAAGCAAGTAAGGATTGGGTTGTGACAGATGATGATTACCTTGTGTTTAAAGTAGAATTTGATAACCCGGATGCTGTGTGGTATAAGGCTGATGATGCAAAGACCTTCCTTGATAACTATGATAACTGTGACTTCCTTGATATGAAAGCCTCTTGTTTAGGTAAATCAAGACATTGTTGTAATGGTCTACCTAACTGTAATCTTATCTGTGAATGCTGTGAGAATGACTGTGATGATATTAATGGCATGATTGATATGTGTACAGCACAGAACAATATTGAGATTATGAATGACTTCTTCCATGAGTGTAATTCTAAGTGGAGAGTTGTCTATAATTGCTCTAAGAATAAGTGTGGAATGTCTCTAAAAGACTATTATAAGCACTCTATCTGTGATAACTGTGTTAATGAGGTTATGAGTGGAAGTTTCATCTCTGATACTGTATTAGATAGTCATAAGTGGAGTATTGCCCTAGATGGTAAGTTTAAAGACCCTGTAGTGAGAATCAATGATGTTGACTATAAGATTAAGGGTGAGTACAATGGGGTTCTTACAGCCAATTATAAGGGTGAAATAAGGTATGCTACTTCATGGGATTGCTTAGAGTATAGCTACAAGGAAGTACCTTTATCTGTGCTTACTCTATGCCATGAAATGCCTTATATTCACAAGGGAATTAATAATGTAAGTGTAAGTGGTGTAGTGAGTGAGAATGCTTGTCTATTCATTGATTATGAAGGAGTTACGGTATGATTGGTTATATTGAGAATACAGAGCGTTCAGGACTAGGCTCAATGGTCATACCTAAAGACCACTTCTTAGGTAATATCTCCCTAGAGTATTCTCTTATGGAAGTTCCCTCAATCACACTTACTCTACCAATAAGCTATACCAAACACCTCACAGGAAGCTCTCATATTGTACTTTCTACAGATGATTGGGTATATATAGGTTATGTAGGAGATAAGACTAATAACTTCAAGGACATGACTGTGCAAGTAAGAACCTCTCATGTTATTGGTAGACTAGATAAAAGAACTCTTCCTACAAATGTAACTGTTAAAGCTCGTTCTGTAGTCTCTGCTGTAACTCAAGCTATGGGTTACTGGAGTAATGAACAGCACAAAGATGACTTGCTTAATGACTTTAAGATTACATACCTAGACGACTATGCAGAAAAGAACTTAATTGAGTATGAGTTCTCTAATGAAACTTTCCTAGAGTTCCTCACAAAAGTATGTGAAAAGACTACCTCTCTTTATTGGAGAGTAAGTAGAATAGACCCTTATCTTATTGAGTTTGGTATCTTTGGTGAAAAGAGAGATATTCTTATTAATGAGTATAATAACCTAGTATCACTTGATGATGTAGAGGAAAACTATGAAGATACAGTAAATATTGCTGTGGCTATGTCAGATAAATCAGATAGTGGTGCTAGTTCCCTTACCCTAAGAGATATATTCCACAACCCCAAACTAATGCTCAAAGGCTTTCCTGTGATTAAGACAGGTAACAAGGTAAACTCACAAAGGTCTTATGACTATCCTCAGCTTCCTGTGTTTGCTCCTGAGATTATTGGTGATGAGTTTGCTGTAATGGATGAAGAAGGAATTGCATTAGAGGCAGGGGAGCTATATTGGGGTACTGTGACAGATAATGATACACAATCCATTGCAGAGAATAATAGAGAGATTACAGACTCAGATAGGTTAAAAGCCACAGAACAGCTCTATAGAACAGCTATAAGGCGCTTAATTAACTCTCGTAGGAAAGTTATCTATAGTATCACTGTAGAGCCTCTAAAGCCTAAATCATTGGCTGTAGGTGATAGGGTAATGTTTACTCTTAATGCAGGAGTATGGGAGCTTACAGCTTGTACAAAATACTATGAGAAGATACTTAAGCTAAGTGATTGGTTCTTTGTGACACACATTACAGATGAATATTCTGAGGGTGATGCTCATATACAAAGATTAAAACTATCCAAGTTCCTTTATAGTGATAGAGACATTACAGTAAACCAATAGGAGGATATATGAGTAACAATTATGTGAAATTAATAAACTCTGTAGCAAGAACAAAAGCAAGGGTTATTCAACAATCTAAGCAACGTAGAGGTGGTGTAACAGACCTTTATGCTCTTGACTATGTATCTTCCCTATCTACCTCTAAGGCTTGTGCTCCTTATGGAGATGAGAATACAGAGGAAGCAGAATCTAAGGATGTTCAAGGAAGAATTAAGCAGTTTGTAAAAGCTATCAAGAAAGAGATTCCTGAATCAAAGGTTGAAGGTGTATCTGCTATTATTGGTTACTTTGGTATTGAGAGTAATGTTACAGCCAAGAGGTATGAAACGGACTATCTCACAGGAAGAGCCTATGAAAAGATGATGGATGAGCCTACAGCAGAAAACCTTGTGGGTAGTTGGGGTGAGTTTACTAAGATGTACCCTAACCTTGAATTGAATGAATCGGGTTATCTTGTAAATGGTAAGCACTGGATTGGTGTAGGTCTTGGTCAATGGACTGGCCCAAGGTGTAAGGCTCTGTATGACTTTGCTAAGAAAGATGGTAGAAGGAATATCTTCACATTTGGTACACAGTTTAAGTTCATGCTATCTGAGGAAGGTCTTAACAATGTAGTTAAAGAGGTTGCAACAAGTAGTAATGATATTTCTGAGCTTACAGCACGTTTCCTAGCCGATTGGGGAGGTGTAGCAGGAAATAAACTACAAGAGCGTATTGACTTTGCAAATAAGCACAAGGACTATATTAAGACTGTGCTTGATGGTGTTGAGAAAGATGACAGTGATAAGAGAGACCCTGAATCTGTAGTACCTATTAACAAGAACTCTAAGTCAGCTTCTTTCCGTGTGCTTGTTCCTTCTGACCTTGACAGATTCCAGAGATGGTTCTTAAAGTTTGTTGTAGAGCAGGATAAAGGTGGATGTGATGGAGGTAGAGTAAACCCTATTACAGATGTTCACTTAGTCGTATCAGCTACAAATGAGCATACAGGAGATACTTCTGAGATAGACCTTACAGGAATCTTTAGAAGACAATGGGGATGTAACTGGATAGGTGATGATTCAAGTGGTGAGGGTATTTTCCCTAATAATAAACCTCTAGAGGGTTATGACCTTATGTACTGTGCATGGTATCTCAATAATGCTCAACGTGATGCCTTGTTTAGCGCAGGAGAGAAGATATTCACTGTGTATGCTTTAGGAGAGGCTAAGGTTACACTAAGAAACTTTTTAAAATATAGTCACATTAACTAGGAGGAATAATGAGCTTATATGGAACTTATAAGAATACTTATCTGAGAAAGGCTCACAGAGAAGCTAAACAGTTTAAGTTAGAACAGCACATAGATAACCACCCTACTGACTACCAGTCTATCATTGCTAATGAGAAGCTCAAAAGTGAAATATACTGGTTAGAATATAAACTCAAAGAAGTAGAGAGGAAGATGGAGATAGATGGTTAAAGTTATTAGAAAAGACCTTGTACAACGTATGCAGAATAGAATCATTGCTGAGGACATTGTAGAACAGTTTGTCAATCAGCTCATTCATAGTAATGATGTAGGTGGTGCTCACGAGTTTATCCACACTGCTGATTTTGCTCTTCAAGTAGAGGATAAAGAGGTCATCTGTGATAGAAAATCCAATAGAATATCCCTTGGAAAAGAGGAGTTCTTCTATGACTTCACCTACCTTACTTACTTGTGTTTGAGTTTACTAGATGATGAAATTTAGGTATAATTAATATGACAAATGCTTATAAGATAGCCCAACAATATGTAGGTCAATGTGTGGACTTTGATGGTGCTTATGGCTATCAGTGTGTTGATATAGTCAATCAGGTAGCTAGTCATTATGGATTCTTTATGGCAGGTGAAGGAGCTAAAGATTTAGGTTTAGCCAATGATTTTTCCTCCTTTGCAGATGTTATCCCCTATTCAAGTGGTATGACACTCAATGTTGGAGATATTATCACCACAAGAGAGCCTAGTGGTATAGGATGGCAATATGGTCATGTGTTTGTCTATGGTGGAGGGGATTTATCGAATGCCTTAGTCATAGAACAAAACTACCAAGGAGCTTGTACTGTAGAGCATAGAAGAGCTGTTACAGGTTATGGTAATACTCTCTTAAATGTCATTCGTATTAAGGGTCAAGATAACTACTCTCCTGCTGATGCTGATGGTGCTCTAGTAGGTAATGCTAAAGAGACAGAAAAGGCTATTGCTAGAGACTTCTTTGAAATCATCTGTGATGTTGTAGAGGGAGTTAAATCACCAACAGATAGCACTACTGTAGAAACCTTTTTCAAGTGTAACAAGGTATCAGGTAAGATTAATGGAGAATGGCTCATATATGATAAGTATGATGGCTCTGTGGCTTACATTCCTGTGTCTTGTGTGAAGAAGTTAGATGACTATTCCACTACACCTAAGAAAGAGGATAAGAAGAAGTATCAAACACCTAATGGCTATGACTCATTCCCAGATAAGACATCTGATGGACTTGACCAATCAGGTACACAGAAGATTTACTCATTGGCTCAACTTATCTCACTTGGTAGAATTAAAGAAGCTAACTTTGAGTGGACTTATTCCTCTGGTAGCTCTTTTCCTAAGAATGTTAAGGTACTAGGTCTAGGATATAATGCCTATGGGTTCTTATCTGATGGAGATGGTAATATTATATTATCAGCTCCTAAAGCATATGGAGAAGTAATAGGTGCAACTTACAATACACCCTTTGGATTTAAGGGTAAGGTGTACACTACAAATGATAAGACATCATTTGATGTTTATGTGAGGTAAATATGGTATATAAATTGGCAGAAGAAGATAAAACCTGTGGTGTAGAGTACATCAACTGGGATAAGCACTATTCACCAATCCCTAAAGCAACCTGTGAAATGCTCAAAGGGCAATGTCCTAGTTGTAGTGGAGGTGGAGATGCTGTAGAAATCACTTGTGAGGAGGTTGAGAAGCTCTTGCATGGTGAAACAGAAGCACCTAGAGAAGCTGAGCCTCCTAGAATGACAGAGCAACCATTACCATCTAGAGGAGGTGTACCACAATAGTATGGGAATTGAGAAATTAATCTTAAAATTGGTAGAAGACCAATCTGTACTTTCTGCATTAACCCTACTCATTACAACAGCTTGTGGTCTTGGTGTGGTAATTCTGAACAATAAGAGAGCACAGCTTATGGATATGGCTAAAGGCACTAAGCGTTCAAGCATTCGTACTGAGTATCTACAGATTTACAATGCTACTGAGTTTACAGCAAAAGAGAAATGGGAAATGACTAGACCTATTGTGAAAGAATACTTTGATGTGCTTCAAGGTAATCATTACATTCATGGTCTTGATAAGAAATTAGAAGAAAGATTACGTGAGGAGAACAAACATGGTAAACGTAATAAATAAGTCCATCTTCCAAGGTATTGCAGGTAGAAGACCTACTGAAAAGCCTAAGTATTACATCATGCATAATGATGCAGGAAGTATGTCTCCTGATAGCTATGTTGGATGGCTACAATCACGCTATGATAATGATGAATCTGATAAAGGTTTTGCTCATTATTACATCAATAGAAACACTATTGCTAGAGTAGAGGACACCTATAATGGTTCATGGTCTACAGCTAACTATGATGGTAATATGAACTCTATTGGTTATGAAGTGTGCCAACAATTCGGTTCTACAGATGCTGAGTTCCTTGCAAATGAGGACATGGTACTTCGTCAAATGGCAGAGGATATGACTTACTATGGTGATACTCCTAACTATGACAATATTAAGTTCCACAATGAGTTCTCAAGCACTTCATGTCCTGCTCGTTCATTAGAGCTTCATGGAGGTGATAATGATAGCCTTCGTGATTATGTAATTGCTAAGATTAAACGTTATCAGTCTATGGGTAGCACTGTGGAAGAAATGCTTGATGATTCTTCTGTGACAGAAGGTTGGCAAAAGAACTCTACAGGTTGGTGGTATCAATATTCAGATGGCTCTTATCCTAAGAATAAGTTTGCCAAGATTAAAGATGTATGGTACTACTTCAATGATAGTGGTTACTCTCTAGCAAACCAATGGAAGAAACACACAGATGGAGCATGGTACTACTTTGATAATACTGGAGCTATGGTCAAGAATGGTTGGAAGCCAATCAACAATAAATGGTACTACTTCTTGAGTGAAGGTGCTATGAAGACTGGATGGCTCAAGGACAATGACAAGTGGTACTACCTAGATGCTGTAGAAGGTTACATGAGAACAGACTACATGGTTAAAGGAGCTGATGGATGGTACTACCTAGGTGCTGATGGTGTAATGGTCACAGGTAAGACTATCACTATCAATGAGAGAGGTGTTCTAGGAGTTCCTACCTCTGTGGAAAAGGAGACTAAATGACAAAGGTAAAGTTTGAGCTAGAGTGCTTAAAGAAATTGCTTAAGAGAGACTCTATTGTTAAGATTGTGAATGAGCTTCCTGATAAGGAAACTGCTGACCTTAACTATATCTATATTATCCCTAAAGAGGGGGAGGGTAAAGATAAAAAGGCTTATGTATTAAGACCTGATAGAAGTGGTTTTGACACTATTGACCTTACTCCACAACTAGTAAATGTAGTAGGTGAAGGTCATATCACTGTTGAAAAAGATACACTTAATGAAAATGGAGATGTAACATTCACTGTAACTACTTCTTCTTCATTACAAGCTGTATTGGACTCATTGTCAGCTAAAGACTCTGAACAAGACACTAGGCTAGCAGTTCATGATACAGACATTTCTAATTTGAAAGTCAAAGATTCTGAGATAAACACTACCTTAGAAACTTTGGGAACTAGTGTAGGCAAAGTGACAGAATTAGTAGAAAGCAAAGCACAAGGACTTGACACAAGGGTTAAGGCTTTAGAAGCTAAAGAAGATTCAGACAAACAGACATTGGCTGTCAATGGTAACAAACTTTCTATCTCTAATGGTAATGAAGTAGACCTACCACAATATGATGATACAGAGCTTAATGATGCCCTTGATGATTTAGAGGACAAGCTTGATGATGTAAGAGATGAACTTGAGGAATCTAAAGAAAACATTAAGCAAGCCAATGATTATACAGAGCAAGTTAAAAACTACCTAGAAGGCAAAGTAAATGCCAACAAAGATGCTATTGATGCAAATAAGGTTGATGCTGATGCTAAAAATACTGCTCTTACTACTCGTGTGAATGTTCTTGAAGAAGCTAAACCTGTAGTTGAGAATAAACTCACTGAGATTGAAGCTAAGAATACAGCACAAGATGAGAAGATTACAGCCCTTGAAAATCGTACAGATAACTTTATTAATAATGTTGCTGTGTCTAAGGCTGATGGCAAGGTAAAACTTACTTACTCTCGTGTGGACGGTTCTTCTAGTGAAGTAGAGTTTGAGGATAGTGATACTATTTCTCTTGCCTATGATGATGAACCATTGAAGACTCGTATTAAAGCCTTGGAAGACAAGGAAGACAAAGACACAATCTACAATGACACAGAAGTTAAGCAAGGTATTAAAGCTAATGAAAGTGCAATCCAAGGAGTTGAAAATGACTTAACTGCTCTTAGAACGCACACAGATGCTCGTCTTGAAGCGTTAGAGAACAAGGAAGACAAAGATACCATCTATGATGATAGTGCTGTCAGAGGACAAATTACAGCCTTAGAGAGCAAGGTAGATGGTAACAAGTCAACTCAAGATGCTAAGAACGCAGAGCTTGATGCTAAAGATAAAGAGATTGATGGTAAGATTACTGCCCTAGAAAACAAGGTTGATAATGACAACCAAACTCTTACTCTTGAAGACCATACATTGTCAATCAGTGGGGGTAATGCAGTTACACTTCCTAAATATGATGACAGTGCTTTGAAGGCTAGTGTGGAAGAGCTTAAGGCTAAAGACACAGAATTGGCTAACAAAGACCAAGAGTTGACTAATGAAGTTAATGCTCTCAAAGTCAAAACAGACAACTTTGTATCTGGAGTCTCTGTGAACAAAGAAGGTAACAAAGTCAAATTGACTTATAGTTACGTTGATGGTTCTAATAAAGAGGTTGAATTTGAAGATTCTGATACAGTAACTCTTGCTTATGATGACACTGCTGTTAAAGAACGCCTTACTGCTCTAGAAACAAAAGAAGACAAAGACACAATCTACAATGATGCTGAGGTTAAAGCTCAAATTCAAACTGTAGATACAAAAGTAGATAACAATAAACAAGCACAAAATACTAAGAATACTGAGTTGGAAAACCGTATTGGTGCTCTTGAATCTAAAGAAGATAAAGACACTATCTATGATGATTCAGCTTTAAAAGCTAAAGTATCTGAGTTGACTGAAAAAGACACATCATTAGATGCTCGTATATCAGCTTTGGAAATTAAGCCTGATAAAGGTACAGTATATGACGATACAGCATTAGCTGGTCGTGTAAGTGCCTTAGAAGCTAAGGAAGACAAGGATACTGTATATAATGATGCAGAGCTTAGAGGTAAAGTAGAATCCCTTGAAACTAAAGATACTGAATTAGCTAAGTCTATTGCAGACAACAAAACTGATGCAGATAACCGTCTTAGAGTATTAGAAGCTAAAGAGGATAGTGATAAACAAACATTAAGTCTTACTGACCACACATTGTCTATCTCTAATGGAAACTCTGTGGAGCTTCCTAAGTATGATGATACTGAGGTTAAAGCTAAAAACACAGAGCAAGATGAAGAGATTAAAGCTCTTAAAGAGAAGACTAAATCATTCTTGACTGGTGCTGGTGTGACAAGACAAGGTAATGTAGTTACTCTTACTTACACTAATATTGATGGTTCTTCTACTAATCTTGAGTTCAATGATAATGACACTAAGGCAATCGCTTATGATGATACAGCTCTAAAAGCCCGTGTGCAAGAACTTGAGAATAGGGAAAGTAATGGTACTATCTATAATGATACACCTATCAAAGAACGCTTAAATGCCCTAGAGAATAAGGTAGATAAAGACACAGTTTATGATGATGCTCCACTTAAGGAACGTATCACAGCTCTTGAAACTAAAGAGGATAAGGATACACATTATAATGTAAAATCTACTACCAATGGGCTTACTGTGGTTAAATCACAAGAGAATGGTGAAGAGGTATTCACAATCAATGCTGATTTAGCCTTCAACAAGTATTACACAAAAGGTGAAGTAGACAAGGTTATTGCTGACAATAACAAGAGAACACAAAAACTAGTCAAGTATAATGCTACATGGAAGTCACCTGATTCTTTTAGGTATACTAATGATGGAAGAGTTCCTGTGTTATCTCATAATAATGTCACCTCATTTGGTAGTATGAAGCTAGATGGTATTATCTTAAAGCCAATGTCTGCTAATACAATAATCTGTGAGTTTCCTCCAAATACACCTAAACCAATAGAGTTTATTGAAGTACAGGCATATATTGGTAATGAACCTATTTCTATGTGGTATGCTGATAGAACTGTTAGGGTAACAGATGTTCCACAATCTTTGGTAGGTAAACGAGTAATCTTTAACTTTGTTGGATTGTTTGCATAGGAGAAATTAAATGAAATTAAATAACAATGTATATGACACACTTAAATTTGTTGCTACAACTGCTCTTCCTGCATTTATCACATTTGCAGGTATTGTAGGAGTTCAACTAGGTTATGATATGACTACTCCTGTTGTTATCCTAACAGCGTTTAATACGTTCTTGGGTACACTTCTAGGATTGTCTAACATTGCATATAAGAAAGAAAATGAGTAATTAGTATGTCAGATAACTGTTTGAGTAAAAACTGTGATTGTGAAAAAGTAGAGCCTAGTCCAGGTAATTGCTCTAAGTTATATGAACTAAATGACTTAAAAATCAGACCAGCCATGCGTAAAATCTCTATGTCAGAGTGGTGTAATGTACAAGAAGCCATCAGACAAGCGTTTTACGCTGTCTGGTGTGTTTTTACAAATATCATAAACTTTGTGTGCTATATTCTTAAGGCAGTAGATTGTTTAGAGAGAAAAGTAGATAGCCTTTGTTCAACAGCTAAGTGTCAGAATGCTCAGCTAACAGAGATTCTAGGACTCTTAAAGGGAACTACTGTGGAGAATATAGCTATTTCTATGAAGCAAGTAATGTCTTCTGGAAGAGTTAAGTTAGTTGATATTGGCAAGGATGGTTCATTTAAACTTAAGTGGGATAAATTTGCTAATGGAACTTCTCAAGGTGAAGGTACAATCACAGGTAAAGTACATTATACAACCTCACTAGAGAAGACTGGTGATGTTAAGACACACATTGATAAGGTGACTTTCTCCAACATTTCCTATGTAGGTAAGAAGGGTAGATTTATCAATGAGGCTATTATCTCTGTGTCTAAATCAGATGGAGAGAAAGTCTTTGAGAAGAGTTATGACCCTGCTTTAGCTTGGTCTGGTGAAGTAAGAGAGATTATTATCAACAAGGATGTCAAATACTCTGCATCAACAGGTGTTAAGGATATTGAGCTATTCAAATTCTTTGACTCTTGGGTAGATACAGAGACTACTAATACAATCTCTATTGGATTCTTTACTTCTACACAAGGCTGTGTTATTGATTGTGAAAACTGCTAGGAGGTACTATGTCAGGTTCATGTAATTGTAAGTGTGATGATAAACTCCTAGACCTTAATTGGTGTGAATCTGATAGGTCTTTAGAGAATATTAAGCGCTCAGGAGATATTGTAAGAGACTCAGAGCAGTGTTATATCACAAGTAACACAGAGAAGGGTATCAGTCATATCTATTGTCATTCAAGAAGGCTCATAGCAACTCTGTGTAAGACAATGGGTAGAATCACAAGAATACAGAAGAAGGTCAAGAAGCTCTGTGAAGCTCAGCACTGTATGGATAATACTGTGGATGTGATTAATGATATTACTTCTAAGAGAAACAGAGAGAAAGTCAAACGCTTAAGAGGTATAACCTTTAAGGAAAATGAATCTATAGAGGTTATTTATAAAAAGGCTAAAGAGATATATGATGAGGAAATTAGAATCCTCAACAAGAATACAGCAAGACTAGACCAAATCAAGAAAGACTCTACCACAGAGATTAAGGATGGTATCTATTTATCAGGTACATATAATGAATCTGGTAGGGGTAGCTTTGATTACTATTCTGGATTCTCTATTGCTACAACTAAGGAAGATGTTGACTATGTTGTAGGAGGAATTGGTTTTGGAGACAATTCTCAAATTAAGTTTGTTGGTGAAGGACTAAAACCCGGTGTTAAGGTTAAGCTCAACCATGTAGCTAAGACTACTACAGGTAAGAATGTCAATGTAGAGGTTAAGATTAAGAACTTTCATATTCGTTCAGATGCTAATACATTCTATGACCATGACTATGAATCAGCTAAGTATATCACTGTGTTTAACTATTCAGGAGGAATTGCCTTTGATATATTCCATCTTTATAGAGTAGAGGGTAGCTTTACTTTCACAGATGATGAAGGAAGGCCATTAAACCTAATGATTGTCTGTGTAGTAAACGATATTGACTATCAACAAGGATTCTGGGCTAAACTAAATAATAGCCAAACAATCTTTAAGATTCCTAATGGTGCTGATATTGGTCAATATGGTTCAGGGTATTTCAATAATATCTCAGGTAGTGGTGTATCAAATGAGCCTTCTATACCTGCTGGTTCAATGCTCTTTGCAGGTATTGGTACTGTGTTTGACTTTGAGATTCTAGGTGGTCATCCTGATGCAGGTAAACAATATGGTGAATCACCAGAAGGTTCAGACTACGTCATGGAGTTCTTTGGAAATACCTTTAAAGGTGAAGTATTAGACTTACACATTCCTGAAAGACCATTACCTCCTATTAAGAAGTGTGACCTTCTTGATTGTGACATTAGTTGCTTTGTAGAGCCTACTCAAGAACGACCTAGACCAAGACCAATGAGAGCAGGTATACCTCAATAAAAGGAGAAATAAATGACAGATTGTGTAGATTGTAGATGTGATGGTATTGTAACAGGTCTTACAGGACACCAATCACTATCTGCACAGAATAATGATAAAGTCAAACAAATGGCTTTAATGCTAAGAGATGTTCAACTGTGTGACTTACCTGACCAATCAGCTAAATTTGCCTATGCTCAATGGTGCTTTAACAAGAACCTAGCAGAGCAATTAGGATGGATAGCTAGTGAGTTGGCTAAGAAAACAGCCTATGATGACAGTGCTCTTAGAGCTGAGAATACTAAATTGAAATCAACACTAACTAAGATTATTAATAACCTTGAACGCTCTGGAGCATGGCAAGGTGGCTTAGATGGTGACTTTGTACAAGATAGAAACATTGCCTCTGGTAATACCAATATTTCTGGTGGTTCTCCAGATGGTTCAAGCTATATTCATACAAGTAATGACAAGACAGAAAATGACCTAGCAGGAGGATAATATGAGTTGCTATTCTTGTGGGGGAAACCCTAAAACATTTTGTAGTGAGTGTCTAGCAAGTAAAGATACTTGGATTGCTCCTGTGGATGTATTACCTGACCCATTCTTAGGTGACTATGACCATTTATATAGAACACCAGATGGAAACCTCTATGCTTTATCTCCTGATAGAGCAGAATGGATTCGTGTGAATGGTCAAGGTAGAATCTATAAGGGTGGTAATGGTATCTCTATTGGTGATGATGGTGTTATTAATAACACTAAGCCTAATAGAGACCAAACACTCTCTATTGATGGTAGAACTATCACTATTACACAGGGGAACTCTATTGAGCTTCCTCCTGATAAAGATACTCTATACAATGATGCAGAGCTAAGACAACGTATTCAGACACTAGAAAATAGAACAGATAACTTTGTAACAGGTGTCAATGTTGGAAGAGAAGGTAACAAAGTAAAACTTACTTACACATTCAGAAACAGCCCTACAAAAGAGGTTGAGTTTGAAGATAAGGACACTGTGGCTCTAGCATACGATGATACCCCTCTAAAACAGCGTATACAGCGTTTGGAGGATAAGCCTGATAAAGATACCCTCTATGATGATAAGCCTATCAATGAAAGAATAGCTAAATTAGAGCATGAAGATTATAAGGAAATAGTTAATTCTCAATACCCCTATAATACATCTAATAAAAATGTTAATGCAGATAAGCTTATTAGAATTAGACCCTATACTTTATTCAGAGATGAAAGTGGTAATAACTATTATGGGGTTGAAAGTGATGGAACTACACCAGTTTCAGATATAGGAGTATCCCTCCTTAAATTTGATTGTAGTTATGAAGTAAAACATAAAGATTCTACTGATAGTCACGCTTATACTCGTGAAGATAATAGGATAATAAAGCTTGATATTAACAAAAAATCAATTACTAACAATTATGAATACCTCCTAGATGATGGGTTATCAATCAAGTTTGTTTATACAACTGATTGGAATAATCAAGGAAAATGTAGTATTCATATTGATGCATACCTTATGTATTATGAAGTTGTTGATTTTAAATTAACACAGTATATGCACAAACTAAGTAAAGGTGAGATTGATTCTAGGAAACAAGTAAGAATACCTCTTACAGTGGGTGGTGAGGAAAAGGGCTTTATCTCTTTTAAGATTGATGATATCAGTTTTGGTATGTTTGCTTATGGAAGAACATTGAGTAGGAGAAACCCTTCTCCATCAAATACTTATTCTAGATTAGATACAGTTAAGGAGTTATCATGAGTTATAGTGATAATAAAGATACAAGATTAAATGAAGCATCTCTTACAAGTTATAAAGATAAAACTGAAAAGCATTGTTGGTATGATAGCTGTGATTGTGACCATATCCCTATTGCTGATTGTGACGGTCTTGTGGATGAAAATAACAAGGGTATTGGTAGATATGCTTGTATGGCAGATTCACAAAAGTGTTATAACCCTAAGTTCTTTACTTCATTCATGAGAAAGCTCACATGCCAACTTAACCACTATATTGAGAATATCTGTGCATTGTGGGATATGGTACAATGTATGGGTGAGTATGTAGCCTCTATTGGAGATATGGGTAAAGTTCACACAAACTATTCTCGTAACTCTGCTGTATCATCTTCTACATTCTATACCCCTATCACAAAGGAATATGAGGTATCTCTATACATGGACTCCACTACAGGGGTAGACTTTGAGAATGATGACCAAAGAAGAAGACTTACAGATAGACAGTATAGGGTATTCCTTAGATGGTGTGCTGATGGTACTACACTGAAAGCCAATGAGGATAACACAGTTCAGATTGTAGTCTATCACAGTGGAGAATCCTATACTACAGATATGCTTAAGCAACGTTCTGTGCACTGGCAAATGATGGGTGTTACTGATGGAGCTATGGAAATGAGTGATACCATTGTAGTACCTAAAGGCCAGTATGTGAAGGTAAGAGTAGTTCCTGACAACTCTGCTAGTGGTGTGTTTAGAATCCACCAGTTTAAAGTAGAGTATGTTCCTATTGTGGAAGGTAAAGACCTACCTGATTGCCTTAAGTTCACAGAGAACCAAGAACAAAAATAAAAGAGCCAATTAAGGCTCTTTTTGTTTTATACATAAAACCCTTTGGTTAAGCATAAGTCTTCATCTGTGTATCCAGTTATCCACACACATTGAGGTAGATGCTCACTTTTTAATTCCATTGACCATGTATGAAAGTAATTTCTTGGGGTATCTGATATGAATACTAACTTAGGGTTAAGAGTATGTGATTTTAACTATATAATAATTCCACTATCAATAGTATTTTCCCAACGTTTATAGCTAGCTCTTTTTGGTTTACCAATTATTTTAAACTTTTCAGAGATTAATCTTATATACTCTTCTTGATATTTTGTCATTCTACTACCTCAAACAACTAGACAATTAGTTATTTTAATTGTATCATAGTGTTCTTTAAACCACAGGCAATCTGCAATATCTGGTACACCTAGTATACCCGGAGCATTATGAAATGTCTTATCACCTACATTATCATTAATAAACAACTTATAGTGAGAAGCAAATTTGTTTTTCTTAGGTTTAAACTCTACATAAAGACCTCTGTACTGAGCACTTGTTAGGGCATGATTAAGGATAGCTCTTACAGGAGGTTGGGTTATAGTATACTTCTTTTTGATTATACTTAGTACATATTCTTGGTGATTCATATTTTAAACCCTACCTTTTTTATATCCTTCTCACCTATCCAATAACATCTATTAAAGAGTTCATCTATTGATGCTTCAAATAGTGATATAGCTTTATGGAAGATTCTATTTTTATTCTCAGATACAAATAGTATTTCTTCACGAAAACTACCATCACTAAAGACAGTTCTAATATGGAATACATATCCAATATAACCATGAATAAGAGCTATTTTCTTATTCAATTTTGCCTTATAAGGCTCTTCAGTTAAACTTACATTAGATGGCAAGTTCTCTTTTACTAATTTAACTAAATCAATCATAATTCACACCTTAAAACAATCTACATAAGTTAGGTTCTTAGAATAAACCAACAAACATCTATGTCTCCACAGAGGGTTATGCTCTAGTACAAATGCACCACCGTGGCATAATACATTCTTCTTAGCTGATATAAATAGTATTGAATCTTTACCTTCTAAGGGAATGGCTACTCCTTTGACATTTCCTAATATACTATAATCTAGTATAGCTCTCATAGGAATACCAAATTTAAAAGGAGACCTAACACTTCTATCTAGCATAGGTTTAATAACCTTAGCAACATCTCCTCTACTAAAGAAATCTATAGATACCATATCTCACCTACACTGTAAATGAATGTTGTTTTACAAACTTAACATAGTCACTGTAACCAATATACCAACATCTATCACAGAATGTTAAGTCTTGGTAATCAATATCACCATTACCATCATGCAATAATAAACTTGGAGTATCTGACACAAATAAAGCAATAGTTTTATCAATTCCACTTAACTTGATGGGGTATATAAACCCTGTCATATCGCCATCCTCATCACAATAAAATGTTGTCTCACAACTTTGTAAGTCAATATCTACATGGATAGGCTCTGCAATAGCTTTACCTGCAAGATAATACTTATTAAACTCATCTTTTGTATACATAAACACCTCAATATTAAATGAATAAACCTCTAGGAAAACTACTTGACTTTAGGTCTACTTGACTTCTATAAGGAATCTCATAACACCTATTAGCCAGTGCATTCCTATGCTTAATAATCTTCCAACCATTGTGAAAACCATCAGAATGTTCATGGGATATAATAAGCAGGTTAGGTTCACCTTCTCTTAAGAACCCATACACAGAACACTTATGACCAAACATAGTTATATCTACAGGTCTTTGATTAGGAAAATATATTCCCTTCTTAGAAAGTCTTCTAAGCTCGTCTAGTTCAATAAAAGCCATAGATACCTCCTACTTCTTACCTGTACCTCTTATATATCTTCCATATAGAGCCTGATTGCCTTTTAGTCCTAACACTTGCTCTGTGTAAGTCACATAACCAGTTCCTACCATATATGGATATAAGAGATTCTGTTCAGCTCTGATTCTTTTCTTCCTCTTCCTCAAAGCTGTTTGCTTTCTATAGTCAGGAGTTGATTCTATCTTCTCTCCTAACTCTCTATGGAGCTTCTCTAGCTCTATATACTTATCAGAAGCCTCTTCTGGAGACAACTTAGTCTTCTCTGTAGTCTTCATAGAACCACAACTCCTCTCCGTTACGTTTAAGGATAATCTCTACATCACCCTCAATCATTCTTGTGTAATTTCTATCATCACAGAGCCATTCTCTAATGAACTTATTCCTCATGTTATAGTTCTTGACCTCTATGGTGTGATAGCAATTACCTAGCTCATCAATCCTCTTTAGTACCCATACTTTGTGTGTAAAAGTCATATATGCTCCTTGCAATTACAATACCTCTTGTGAGGTTTTTTGGTTTCTTCTCTTGTCTAAACCTTGTTATAACTCCTGAGTTCATTGTATAGTACCTATAACCAATAAGCATCTGTGTAATGTCATGGGGAAGCACAAGTCTCTCCTTATTCTCAAGGAAGTCTTGCTCACTATACCAATCCATCATCTCATAGGTGAACTTTTCATACTCTTCAAGTCTATAAGGCTTACCTGTGATATAAGAGAACATTTCCCTTACATTCTCAGGAATAGTCTTGATAAAGTCTACTTTCACATTAAGCTCATTAATATAGCTAATATCAGAGGCTAATTGATAAGCCATAGCATACTTGATACCATACACCTTTTCAAACTCCACAAACTGTCTAGCTATCTCAGAAGTCTTCCACTTGTAGAAGTTATCTTTTGGTAACTTGTCCAGAAAGTCACAAGAAACAGCAAGTAGAAATTCTCCTCTACTAAGACCAGTAATACCTTTTCTGGATAGTGGAGTAGAGTACCTGTTTAAGAGCCTCAGAGAGTCCTTATTAAGCGCTGTAGCGAGTTTTTCTAGCCCCTTAAGGGTATAGACACCCTTCTTATTTGCATAGCGTCTAACAACCTTTTTATCACCTACAACACGATACACAAGAACAGTAAGCAACTTATCTCTAAGAGGTACTGGATGGTTATTCAAAGTTCTAATAAGGGTCTGTGAAGTATCATCTAAGTATTTTAGGTTATTAGGAAAGTGTTTCCTATACAAGGGGTTTTTCTTAAGTTCATTCAAGTCATGTTTATATTCAAAGGCATCTCTACGGAGTAGAATATACTTTTTGAATCCATCTAAGGTTATCATATTTTATCCCTCCTAGACACACACAATAGGGGCTAATATAATGTAAAAGGAAACATATAAGGAAAATCACAAGAAGGCTAGTAAATTTCCTATTGTGTGCATCTAGGAAGGGTAAACCTTCCCAGAAAGGGTTGTGAATAAATAGTAGTAAATCATGAGGGTTTCCCCTCATAGAGGTGGCAAGTGGAGAAAGGAATGGGAAATCAGCGAAAACGTAACCTCTTACCACCTTTATGAGAGGAGTGACTGAGTGTTAATCAGAAACTATTTTCCTTTAGTTTAGTATAGTTTAAACAGTCACTACCCTATTTACTTATTCTGCATCAGACCAATCGTCTGTATCTACATCCACATCATCGTCTGTATCTGCATCAAGAGGGAAGTAGTCCACAACATTCCATGATGGTTTGTCATTATAAGGCTTACCTTCTTTGATTACAATACCTACATACTTACCTTCAAGCTCATCAGTATCTACTTGGGATTCTTCATGAAGGTCTAGTGCATAGAGTAGATTGTAGAGTTGTTCACGTCCAATCTTGTTATCCAACATAAATGCTGTGATAGTCTTAGGAGCATTCTTACCAAAGTCACCCTTAAGAGTTACCTTAAGCATCTCCATACCTGAACGAGAACTTGTTTGTTCCACTGCTTGAATATTTGCTTCAAAGCGTCCTTCTTCATAGGTGAAGTCTTCACGTTTTGTTGCATTCAAAGTAATAAGACTCATTATTCCTTATCTCCTTTAAGTTTTTCTTGAGTTGTTCCATCAGTCAATCCCACAATAGCTTCCCATGTAGGGTTTACCATTGTATCAGGGATAACCAATCCCGGTTTACGTGTAACCTTAAGCGTGTAGATAGGGTTACCTGCTAAGCGTACTTGGTAAAAGTCCTTAACTTTCTTTTCACCCTTAACCACTTTAGACTTAGTTACACGTTCTGTGTGACCAATGATACGAGAAGATGCTGTGATATACTTAGATACACTGTCCATTAAATTAGGAATGGTTTGTGAAGGAACATTCTCATCTACCACATCCTCAATGTTCACATTCTTCTCTTGACAAATTACATAGACATTCTTACCTTGATAGGATAGGTCTACCAATTCATCCACAAGGGCTTTAAGTCTGGTTGATGCTTCACCATAGTGGTTAATAAGCATTTTCTTGACATTATTAGTTTCCATAATGTCCTTGTAGCAAAGCTCTTGTACATTTGTAAAGTGGTCAACAGCAATACTATCAAAGTCCTTAGCATAAGTAAGAGCTTCAAGAACATCAGCCCATGTGGTACATTCTGCAACAGAGAAACGCTCATCTTGTTCCACAGAGGCTAGTCCTCGGTCTGTATCAATAATCAATACACTTCCCGGCATTGTGTTAATAAAGGTTGTCTTTGATGTTCCGGGTGCACCATACAAAGTTGTCATTGTATGTAGCTTAATCTTGTTTAGTTTTTTGAGTTTCATTTTTACTCCTTATTTACCTGTAGAGCCATAACCACCACGGTCAGCATTACCTAGGTGCATTACTTTACTAAAGAGTACAGTTGGCTGATTCTCCACAATTCTGAATTGACACAAACGTTGTCCTTTTTCTATCTCTCCATCTCTTGTGGCATAGAACTTAGCACCCCAATAATCATTATCTCCACAATATGAGTTATCAATAACACCCATGCTGTTTGTGAGAATCAATCCTGTGTTTTGGAAAGTGCTTGAACGAGGTAATACATGAGCCTCAAACCCATGAGGAAGCTCCATAGCTACTCCAAGGTCAATAACAACCATATCTCCCTTTTTGTATTTTACCTCTGTGTTAGATGCTAAGTCAATCCAGTCACCTACACTAATATTCTTGATAGGACTAACCTCATCATCACGATACTTAATTTTAACTTCCTGCTTGTGTAGTGATAGAGCAAGTCTTACCACAAAGTACACAGCAATAATTAAAACTAGAAATAGTTCTGTCTTAGTCAACTTCTTCTCCTTACTTTATTTCATTCATTAATCTGTAGAGGATAAGTAGCATAGCATCAATGGTCATTAGGTAAGACTCTGGTATTGTGGTGTGTGTAGCAAGGTCAATGAAGTCAATTTGTAGACTACTCATATCAGATAGGTCACTATTATTCAAATGATAACCTTTTCCAGTATAGTATACACAATCTTTTTCCTTCTTTGCTTTCTCTAGGAACACTTTAGCCTTATTAAGGTCATCTAAGCCATTCTTATACTTGTATCTCCACACATACTTAACAGCAGAGGCTACAAGAGGGTTAAGACCTGCTTTAAGCCAGAAATCCCAACACTCTAGGCTATTCTGTGTGTAGCGCTTAGGTTGTACAATGTCTTCTTTCATTTATCCCCCTTCTTATTGATAATGTAAAGTACACCAAGAATAAGGATAACAAGTAGAGCATTGTCTAATAAAGTAAACATATTATCACTCATTGTCTAATTTTCTCACTTTCTCCTTAAGCTCTGCAAGGTCATTCTCAGCTTTTAGAAGCTCTACATAACGCTTAGATGCAAGAGACACAGAAGTTACTCCATCAATTCCCCCTACAAGTTCCTTGAAGTTTCTCTCACTATCTTTGTCACGTTGAGCTAACTTATTATTAAGAATATCTATAGTATTTAAGTAAAAGTCACAATCATTTACTTTTTCTTTTAACCTTAAGACAGTTCCTAATAAGAAAGCTATCAATGTAAGAAGTACAGAAAACCCAATAACTACAAAATCATTCATTATACTAGCCTATAGTGCTTCACAGTGAAGCCTTCACCTTTCATTGTTACTACTATTTTATCATCTGTGAGCTTATCCTCTAAGCCTTTGTAATAAGTATCACCAGTGTAATCTCCATCAATAGTGCTTACTACAGCTTCATCACAGAATCTTTCAAATGCCTTGAATGTTCTTGCTCCTCCAATAACCCAAACATCTTTATCAGTTTCTTTCTCAAACTGTAAGACCTCCTCTACAGAGTTAGCAATATATACATTCTCATCATCATATCCATCAATCTCATCCTTAGTTGTAAGGACAATGTTCAATCTATTTTTGAGAGGCTTACTTCCAATGGACTTCCATGTAGCTAACCCCATTATAACTACTCCACCAGTAGTCTGGTTTTTGAAGTAACTTAAGTCAGCTTTGTTTGACCAAGGAAGTTTCCCATCGTCTCCAATAAGACCACTCTTATCTTGTGCCCAGATAAATTTAACCATTGTAATTAAATAGGGCTACACAGACTAACCATGTAGCCCCTAAACAATTAGCCTTCCACTTTTACCAAGAATGCTTCATGGTTAAATTGTGGGAAGCGTTCTTCAATTTCAGCAAGAGTGAATTTACCAATATTGTCAGTCCCATGACCAAGTACATCAGCTTCTTCTGTGAACCCTGAAAGTTCACCATTTGCATTGATAGCAATGTAAGGTGCTTTTACTCGGCGTGGTTTCTTACCTACATAGATAATGTAGAGTGGTTCAGCAGGAGTTGTATCTTCTACTGAAGGAGCAGATGGAAAATCAATTCCAAGTGCTTGAGCGAGTGCAATAAGTAGTTCTGTGTTGTTAGCCATTTTGCTAACCTCCTTAAATTTATTTTGTAGAGGGTTTAAAGTGATTATCTCTACCACCACAATTATAGTTTATCAAAAACGTGTTACCTTGTCAAGAGGTTTTTGAAGATTTTTTAAAATTTTTTTCAACAAAATCATCCAAATCCTCTGTAACATCCCCAATGTATACCTTATAGAAATAATCATACACATTAGGTTGTCGTTTAGCAGGTGGAATATACATACGCAAGTTAGGGTTTTTACCAATCATTGTAGTAATCTCACAGAATTGCTCAAACATGTCTTCACCACGGTATTTATTGTAGTTGAACTTAATTCTCTTTGTTCTATAGGCTTTACCTCTTAGAACCTTCTTAGGATTTACACACTCAAAGGAGAAGTCTTTTACAGTATAACCTAGCTTAGTCATGACTTCCATATACATGTTGGCTTGAAGGCTATATTTCATCTTATCTTCTTGTGGAGCTTCACTATATGTCTTATAGTCAATAAGAGACACAGTACCATCCCCATTATCAATCACAGCATCAATATAGCCAATAAACTCATGACCATTAGGTAAATCAAGCTCAATCTTCTTCTCAGTTTCAACGACCTTAGAGAAGTCAACAGTATCTCCTTCACCTAGATAGCGCTCTATAGCTAGGACACCTGTCTCACGAGCCTCATCACAGAATGGTGAGTGCTTGTGTACATCAAGAGCCATAACCTTAACTTTTTCTAAGGATAAGTCACCTTTGTGGTCAGCCAATAGTTCCATAGCTGTGTGGAATACTGTACCTCTATCCATGTACTTAGTTCGTTCAGGGTCAGGTAGTTCCTTGTATTCAGCAATGTACTTACACCAATGTTCCCAAGGGTTTTCTAGGTAAGTATTTACCCTTGATACACTAAATCTCATTTTCTTCCTCCAATTCAGTAGCAAATTGCCATGCCCAAGCGAGTTCTGAGTTCTTAATCAAATCCTCTGTTAAAGGTATATAAGATTGTCTATCATGCCTACAAAGTTTATCCAATGACACATAATTATGTGAGTCTAGGGTAACATTTCCATTACTAGATACAATCACACGGTTATACCAACCATTGCCAACAGGGACTGCAATAGAGTATCGCTTTTCTGGCTTTAGTTTATTATATCTGTCTCCAGAGCTAAATCCACAAACCATCACTGACCTCCTTTGATATAGTAAATAAGTGTATCAAACCTCATTCCTAGGGAATAATCTTCACCCTTACGTTGAGTTTGCTCTAAGTTCAAGTCTTTTTTGAGAGTCTTTACAGACTCATCTAATTCATTAATCTTTGTCTGCATCCTCATGTTCGTGCGAAGAAGGAATCCTACTGCTAGTAGACACAACCCACTTATAATCAAGGATGGCTTTAAAAATACTTTCCTGATTTTCCTCATTTATTAACCCTTTCTGCTCTAACTTCTTAACAACATCCACATAAGATTTACCCATCTCCTTACCTTTTTTGAGAATCTTAGCTACTTCAAAAGGTATTTCTGGTGTTTCTTGACCAACATACTTCATAAGGTCTGTGTCAAAAATCTCTGACAATCTCTTAATACTACTTGCTGATGGATAGTTCTTACCTAATTCCCATCCTGCCACAAGAGAGTTACCCTTATAACCTAGTTTCTTGGCTAATTGCATTTGTGTCATGCTGTTTTGTAGTCTTAGCTCTTTAATTCTTCTTCCTAATACGCTCACTAATATTAAATCCTCTAGTCTTTCTATTATAAGATTTAATTAGTACAGCTTGTTCTACAATAAAGTCTTTATACTCAGCATAAGAAGTTTCTAGCTCACTCTTATCATGCGATACCACTGTGTACATGTTAGATTCTACAGACCAACCAATGTCACCATTATCATACTTGCATAGGTAGTGCTCAGAAGGCAATTTGATTACATAAGTCTTTTCAGGCTCTTTCTCTTTGTACTTACCACAGAGAACAGCTAAACCTAACCGCTTAATAATATCATTGACTTCATCAGCTTTTTTATCCTTTGCAAGTCTAATAAACCAGTTTTGTCGGTATCTTGAGCTTGATAAAAAGACATAATTAATATACCCAAGTGTACTAATTTTTTCATTCACACTTCCAATATGCAGTGTATTAAAGAATTTAATCTCTTCTTGTGAAAGAGTAGGTAGTTCAATAGATAATGTCACTCTATCATCTTTGTGAGGTTCTTCCTTCTTAGTTTCATCAGCAGAACCAAAGTAAGCATTTAACTTCTTTTCCCACTCAGGGTTAATAGTTGCTAAATCATCAGAAATAAGTTTGTTAATTGCATAAGTTGAAATACCAATCTCTTTGCTCAACTGAGCTTTACTCATGGTCTCAAGACTTTTTAAAATTTGTTCTTTCATATCTTGTTCCTTTCTACATATACTATTCTATACTATATTCTGATATTTGTCAATAGATAAAATGAGAAATTTTAAAAATTTCTCAAATTATTTTCCATCTTCCTTAAGTTGGTCAGTTAAGCAAGCACTACAAGGTGTTACTTCATACCCTAGGAACATAGCCAACACTTGATTAGCCACACGAGATTGCTCTAGGAATACAAACTTAACATTGTCATTAGCAAAGTCTACTTGCCATGCTTCAAAGGACGTTATCACAGCCACCAGAACGTGTTTTAACAAGCACCAGAGGTCAGGGTTACCATTATCATTAGCTTGTGTTTTAAGTAGTGTCATGGCTCTTCTACGCTCTTCTGTGACCTGTTGTAGGGTCATAGTAAGTTGGTTCACCTTGTCCTTGGCATCATACACAGAGATTTTATCTTCTTCTGATTGAATCTCAGGGTTATCTTGATTATACCAGAACTTAATCTGGTCTTCATACTTACGAATAAGAATCTCAAGATGATACTCACTAGCCCCAAGGTGCATAATGTTTGTGATAATATCCTCAGTAATACCAACTGAGCTGTTCTTGTTTACTGTCATGTATTAAACCTCTAAATTCATACCTAACATAGTAGGTAGATTTTGTTCTATTAAACATACGCTCATAGAAGGCATAAGCTCCTTCACAAGTAAGAAACAAATGCTCTTCTACAAGTTCTCCATCAAAATATTCATCAACTGCATACATATTCTCTATACCCATTAGCTATAATGAATCTAGCATAGTCAATCATATCTTGTGTCTGTCTTGGATAATGGATAACCAGTCTCTCATTGGTATCACTCACAGCATAGGTAAATGCTATATTGTGTGAAACATACTGAGTTTTTAGGTGAGTAGTGGCAACCATATACTTCACAGCAAAATCTATCTTAGCAGGAAGTCTAAAGTTTAGCTTATACATCTCATCATAACTAGGAAACTGTGGTAGTTTCAGCTTGTATGTTCTATTCAAGTAGCGAATACCTTTGATAAACTTACCCATTACATATTCTTCACCATCAACACCTAACTCATAATTAGGGTCATAGTCAATCTGTTCTCTGCAATACTTCTCAGGGTCATTTTGAAAGCACTCTCTATTAAGTTGTCTCAATAGCTGATATTTACTTTTCAAGTATGCAGGTTTATCATATAGGTGCATTAATGTCCTCCCCATGATTGAGAAACCTCCACATCTGCTACAAGAGGTATAGGTACTTCCATACCTTCAATAATAGAAGGGTGTTCCATCATATATTTTAGTTTAGGTACAAGTTCATCTACATAATCATCTCTTATCTCAAAGAGAATCGCATCATGCACAGAACCTAATACATTAAATCTTGTGTGGTCAAGCTCTGTACTGAACACAATATCAGCCAAAGCACTAGTACACAAGTCTGAACCAAAGCCTTGAACTGGTGAATTGATAGCTTGTCTTTCATCAGCAGAACGTTTTCTAAAGTCTCTGCTATTGATATTATCAAACCATCTCTTTCTTCCGATAGGTGATTCTATATATCCATGTTGTCTAGCAAATTCCTTACACTCTTCATGCCATACTAGCAATCTAGGATAGGCTTTAAAGAAGTCTGCTCGGATTTTCTCACTCTCCTCTTGTGTAAGGGTAAGTCCATATCCAACTGCGTACTGTACGAAGGTTTTAGCCATCATACCATATAGAAAACCGAAGTTGCAGTTCCCCTGTATTGATACCTTGCCATTATGTCTAATAACAATATTATGCTCTGGTACAGTAACACAGTATACATTATGGTTTGTGTTATGATGAGTTCTTAAGTCGATATTTCTACTTTCAAACCTACTTAAAGGGGATTTACCTAGATTATAAGATAATAGCCAAGTATCACTTACATTATCTCTCTCATCTTTACACTTATACAATCTAGCTCTCACACCAGATTGAGTAGCCATAATCTGCATATACTCTAATGTTTTAAGGCTTGTAGAACTAATTTGGATAAGTTTTGTATGATTTACATGACCGTCCCAATGACTAGCTTCCTCAAGGTACACAAGAGGGTTAAGTTCAGTCATAGCAGGTCTTAACAAGTCCTTCTTAACAGTACAATAACGCTTCATAAGACTTACATATCTAAAATCTGATATTATAAAGTAATTTATATTAAGCTTACCTTGAACTGTCTCATCATATTCAATACCAATTCTTTCAATAAGTTCTCTGAATCTGTTGATTTTTCTTTTCTTAGTGAAACCAAACCTAATTTGTGATTTTGACTCACTATAAGAGCCATCAGCCACAAAACAAGCAATAAGTCTTGTTAAGTCATCATCAATAAACTTACTTTCATCATACTTGTAATACCCAGCATTTACCCAAGCATACTTAGATTGACCATGACCTGCAAGGTCTTTAAAGGGTACTTTCTTCATATACTTTCTACTGTTCTGTACTTGAATAATACACTCATGGTCTGGTGTAAGTTTAAGAGAAGTATTCTCATTCTCAAACACACAAATCTTCTGATTAGGTATCATTCTAAAGTCTGTAGGTTGTGTATAACTAATTTCTTGTGATTCAATATTATATTGAGCCACAGGAGTTACACCGTCATACACTCTGAACTCTACAAAACCATTTTCTGTAAGAATTTCAGTATCACCACTGAAACAAGACTTGGACTGTGTTCTCTTGCGTTTAGCTTCCTCTGGACTTAAACCACTAGTATCACCAAACAGAAGCTCTGTAGTCTTGCTATGTAAGTCACTTCCAGACTGATAAGCATGTTGCATATTTATGTCACCTGACAACCAACTAGCCACACGAAGCTCTAGCTGTGAGTAGTCACATTCAATCAGCTTCCAACCTTCTCTAGCTTCAATAAGATTTCTAACATAGCTATCTTGAGGGCACTGTTGGATGTTTGGTGAGTTACAAGTAGTTCTCCCTGTCCTCGCTGTAATGTTGTAGCTAGGGTAAATCTTACCATCTACTTGTAGGTCTTCCCATGATTCAATAAAGGTAATGAGCTTAGAGATACGCTTATATTCAAGCAATGTATCCACACAATCATTACCTACATAGTTAGATAATGTATCTACCCCAACAGAAGGAGCACCAGCTTTAGTACGCTCAATTACCTCAAGCCCTTGACCATAGCCAATCACAATAGGGTTATAGTGCTTAACCATCTTGACTTTTCCATCAATGGTATGCTCTTTCTTGTGTGCATTGGCTTCTTTGCGCTCATTAAACTCAGCAATAACCTTACCTTTATCATTCACAATAGTATAGGTATTAGGCAATCTCTCACCTTGTTCATCATAGACTGGTTCATCTTTAGGAGCAAAGAGAATACTTGCTACTTGTGCATTAGAGTTCCAGTTAATATCCCCATAGGTCAATAGCTTCTCTGTGTAAGGTCTCAAATCATTTTGAAGTTTTTCAAGTACATCATGTCTTCTAGGACTTATAGGAACTCCACCTTTTTCGACCTCATAGTAGGCTTTATAGGCTCTCATCTCATGCTTGAATACCTTAAGCAGATTATACTTAGATATTTTAGCTTGAAATATATTGAGTAATTTCATAGGGTACAGAACATCATCAAGACCATAGGACTTAAATGCTTCTGTGATTTTACCTACTTTAGCTTCCTTGGCTATATCATACTTAACATGGAAATACTTCTCTGTTAGAGGTTTAAGACCAAGCACTTCTTCCCCACACACATGAGCAAGCACAAGAGTATCAATCCATAACTTAAGCTCTATACCTGTCTTAACATATAGAAATAACAAGTCAAACTTACCATTATGAGTTACCAATTTACACTCTTTGAGCTTTTTCAAGAGAGCTATTTGTCTTTTCCTACCTAGCTTAACCCAATCAAAGAATTTTCTTGTGTATACACCTGTTTCAGTATGAGTATATCCAATCTGTATGGAGGTAATTTCATTCCTATGTCTATCTAGTCCAGTAGTCTCTATATCTAAGCACACAGGTTTTAGAATGTTAATAGTATTAATCATATACTCCACCCTAAACCTCTCACAAGGCTTCCTACAGTGCCATTATAGAAACCCTTCATCTCTTGGCCACAATAGACCATCACAGAACCATATTGAGTTTTAGTTAGCTTTGTGACTGTCTCTACCTTGTTTAACTCAATAACATCTCTATAACTCAAGCTCCTAGTCTTCTGAGGGATTGTACCGAATGTCAATAATGCCATACTACACCTCCATTAAGATAGCTCTCTCTAGCCAATATTGCCTTGAGGCTTTTCTTTTTTGCTTATATAAAGCACTTCTGCCTCTAAGGGTATCAGGTTTCTCTGGTTCAGGTTCACCTTGCCATTTTCTCACATATTCCTCAGTAGCCTTGTTATATTTCTTCTGTGGATTTTCATTGATAGCATACCATTCTACCCAATCAATAGCCTCATCGCTAAGAAAAGGGAACTTGTGGATATATTGAGGTTGAGGGAACTTAGATAGCTTAAGATTACGGATAATATTAGCTCTCATATACCCATCTTCAATATAGTTTGAAATGTAGGTATATAAGCTCAAGTCCTTATCCTCTAGGTCAGCTAACAATTCCTCAAAAAACCATACAAAGTATTCTTCACCCTCCGAGATAGCTTCTTCAAACCAAGGAAGATTTTGGAAAGTCTTGTAAACTCTTTTACTCATCTCCATCACCTCCTAGCACAGAAAAATCAGCTTCCTCTGCATCATAGGCACTCTCTCCCTTACGTGCAAAGGCTCTACAACCCATATTATCATCTACTACAAGGTCATAAACATCACCTGACGTGTGGTTACGGAAATAAGTGGCCATTGTACTTGAGTTATTTGACTTACGCTGTAGGAGAATCATGGATTCATACCAACCTTCAATAAAGGCAGAACCATACATGTCTGAGGTTGTAATTTTAGCTCCACGTTCCAATTTCCTACTGTGGTGAATAAGCATCACAGCACAACCTGTATTCTTAGAAAGCCTTGTGAGCATCTCTAAGCGTTCTACAATGTCTTGGTGTCTATTTATATCACCACTACCAAACAAGAGGTACATAGGGTCAATTATGAGCAATTTAACACCCAATTCCCTTATGTCATTCTCCAAACGGTAAACCTGTTCCATAGTGATATTGTCATCCACAAAATAGATAGGTGGTGGTGTATCACAACCAGTCACAGCATAAATCTTATGTTGCTCCATAGACAAGTTATTCTCACCTTGGATAATCAATACAGCACCTTGTTTAACTTTTCGTCCATCAAAAGGTTTTCCTGTAGCTACAGCACAAGCTAAGTTTAGGGCAAAAGTAGACTTAAATGACTTAGAAGGTGCTCCAATAACTCCCACAGAACCATTCTCCCAGAAGTCCTCAATCAACCAGAAGTCTGTAGGGTCAAAAGGTTCAATCTCATCAACTCTGACAATATTGAACTTGTTCTTACGCTTCTTACCTTTCTTGGAAACAGTTTTGATAGACTTACCTCCCTGTTCCTCAATACTCATCTTACTGGTCAATTCTGTGACAAGTTCTACCTCTTCATCAGATTCCTCTGCAAGTGATTCACTCTTAGCAAAGGCTCTATTTACCTCAGCATCAACTGTCTCTTCTGTAAACTTAGCTTTTCCATCAGGGGCATTAAGTAATACAAACTTGACCTCTTCCTTAGAAGCTCCATTCATAATCATTTTTTGCTCTAATTTCCAAGCCCATTCTGACCTATCCACAGCTAACTCATGAGTAAACTCCTTAAAGGCATTATATTCCTCTAATACAGCATCTAGGTCAAGGTTAAGGTATTCAATATCCTCATGCTCAACTACTACTCTTGAGCTAATATCCACATCTTCAAGGTACTTCATAAAGTCTCGCTTACGGTACACAGTTCCTTCACCTTGTAAACCACTTACCTTAAAGTCTGTAGCATACTTGTGATTCACTGTGCTAGGGATTCTGTATAAGTGTACAATATCCACACCACAAGGGTCAAAACCATACTTTTTCACAAGTTTTCTACACAGAATCTCATGCTCTTGTGGATTGACCTTGTTATCTAACACCCACACACCTTGATATTTGTTAGGACTAGTTTCCCAATAATAACTAGGTGGAAGGTCTGTAGGAATAGGTACTCCATCTATGTCTTGTGCAATGATATAGGTATCCTGTGCATTAGTCTTCTTACGCTCTTTTCCTCCTGTAGGAGTGAAAGATAGGTAAAGGTCATACTTGTCTCTTAATGCTTTAACTTGTGACCCAATATGCTTCACATAGTGCTTAGCTTGCTCAAAGTCTCTACTGAACCTATCTTCAAACTCAGGGTCTTCTTTCACTTTACGCTCTAGGTAAAATTTCTTATTTACCCCAAAGTTCACAAGGTCTTTCTCTCCAAAATTACGCTGTAGGAGTTCTATAAATTTATTCTTAGCCACTAGCACACTCCTTATACAAAGTACCCATCTCTAGGGTCAGCATCTTCTGGAATCGTAGCTCTAATATTGGCACGCTCATAGTAATTAAATGCTTGCCACAAAGGCTCTAGTGACTGCTTAACCTCTGCAATAGGGTCTAATACTTTCAGAATCTTATTGACTACCTTACTAGCCTTACCTCTCAAGAATCGTTTAGTCCACTTGAGAAGGGTGTTAAACTTTCCCACAGAACCCTTATTGTCCTGTGCTTTATCCTCCACAGAAACAGCTTCTAAGACTTCCTCTGGACTTACCTCAGCACCTAGATACTCCACAGAAAGCTCAAAAATCTTATCATGAGCATTCTTAGGTGTAAGCTCTGTGATTAGTCCTAAGTCCTTCAAAAGGTTCAAGTTATTGATATACGTACGATAGTTTACATCACCCATAAGGTCGATAAGGTCATGTGAGGTAGTGTGTAGAGTAGTGCTCTTACCTCTCTTGTAATATGCTGACCAGAAAATGCCTAGTAATTGCACAGCGCGAATAGGCAACTTCCACTCTGTAAGCCAATGACTTTTCACAGAAATATAGTCTTCAATGGCATACTTGTTATAAAACTCTGTCTTAGTAACAAGAGTTCGTTTACAGTAAAAGTCACCATTGGTATAACTAAATCTAGTATCGTCAAAACGCTTCACAAGACCTAACTTAACAAGCCTAGTCACAGAATTGGAAATAGTCTGATGAGTACATCCAAAAATATCAACTAGCTGTTGATTTGTGTAGTGAGAATAGACTTCCTTTTCACCTTCCTTGGCAAATGCACACAGGAAGCTATACAAGAAAATGTCTGTGAGATTCTTGAGTTCATTTTGTTTGAACATTTCAAGATAAACCTTAAAATACATTGATTACACCTCTGTTTCTAATTTATTGATAAGACTAGTATACCACAAAGAAAAAGATAATGCAATACCTAAAAATAGAAAATTGGTTATTGTCCCCAAAAAATGTTTGCAACTTGATTGCGAACATTTTCTGTTGGACTTTTACTTAGTCTTTTAGGAACTGTTTATGTAACTAATTGATGGTAATAACCTTATTCCTATAATACCTAATATATATTATAAAGTATTCTGGTTATTTCCACCAAAAGAATACATAATTGATTATTTTAGTGTAATTCACTTGTGTTATTTTCTATCCTGTGCTATACTTATAAGTGAAATACATAAACACCTTAAAAGGGGTAGCAAATTCGCTATCCCTCTTTTTGTGTGCTTAAATGTGATTGTAGATTTTTCCTTCAAGAACATACTTGAGTTGCCAGATATTTGAGATTTCAGCTCCTAGTGAGTAAGCAAGGTCAATAGAATCCAATAGTGTATCTTCTTCCCAACCTTCCTCAATGTATTTGTCAAAGATTTCTTCACACTTGAGGAATTTTGACTTATTCATTTCCTTAAAGTAGGTTTCGGCACTTGCATATCCTCCCTTTTTACTCCACAAGCTAGGACGAATAGCCCCAAACTTAGGAGGGAAATTAGTAGGAGTAGTTTTAGGTTTTACTGGTGGAACATACTTAGCTACATATTTCCATTCACTTGTATCTTGCTCTTGTGCCCATTTAAGGAACTTGATAAGTCCTTCTGTGTTGTACTCATAGGCTTCAAGATTGATAAATTCATCTGTGTGATGCTCATTCATGTAACTTGCTGATACATTCACAATAGGCTTGTTTAAGTGTGGCCCTAATACAGCAACATCTGTGTAAGACCCTGTAGCCATTGTGTAGGTTTCCCCTAGTTTGTCAAAGATTTCTTGATGGCTCTTAGGGTCAAAACTATAGGTCACCATTTCATGCCAAGATGATTCATGAACACCTCGGTCAATCTGGATAAGCATAGAAGCCTCTCTTAGCTCCTCTAATGCATTTTCATCAACTGCCTTATGAGAACCTACACAACCAACTTCCTCGTCTGTAGTGAAGAGAATATGAGGTCTGAGACCCATCTCAAGAATATCTAGGATAGTTTTAACTCCTACACGGTCATCAGCACCCAAACATTGGATGGTAGATTTACATTCTGGAGATAGTAGGATATACTTGTCTGTGACCAGAATATCCTGAACTTCTGGAGTACGTTCTTTTTCTGTGCTAGTGACTGTGGTAGTCTGGTAGTAAGTTCCATAGTTGTAAGTCTTTCGTTTTGTGTTGATTGTATCTAGGTGAGCCACAAGACAAGGCTGATTCTTCTTAGGACTGATTGCCATAATCATATAGTCTGTGACCTTTAAATCTGTGTATCCATAGTCAGCCAATACTTCTGGAAGCCATGAAAGCATTTCTGATTGAGTTTTTGTTAGTACGTCGATAAATGTGTAATTCATAATGTGATTCTCCTTTAATTTTAATATCCTGTGCTTAGTAAGTCTTTGAGTGCATTAAGCACAATGTGACCTGATTGTTTAGTTCCACTCTTGAGTACATGACCTGAGTAAAATGTATGTGAGTATAGCAAACTACTACGTTCACTAGGTGACAATTCATTATTGATTGTATATCTTAGACTGTAATGAGTAGTTCTATACTCATCCATGTCCTCTTCATTAAATTTTGAAAATACTTCTGCTGTACCCCATTTTGCATAGTCATTTCTTGCTTGATTTGCCCAGAAATTAATGTAGTTTCTATTATTATCTCTGTAGTTATCACAAGAAATATCCATACCATTAATTTTAGAAAATTCATTAATTTTACGGTTAAATATAATGCAAAGTAGGGTAGTAGTAAATTCATAGCAGGCTTTAGCTCGTGTACCTTCAAAGTCTGCATAAGTTCCTGCATGACCTAAATCACCATTAGAATCCTTGTAGAAATAGGTACGCATAGAAGGACAAAGAGATACCTCACCGTTACTATTGATGATAGTAGAATAGCCCTTAAGATAATTGAACCCAAAGTGTTTCAATACTAGGTGAGTATCAGCACCTGCTCCACTATCCCAATTATTACATGAGCCATTAAATGCCCATTTATCAACAAGTGTAGGGATTTCAAAATCTGCATAGTCTACCCACAAGTCACGAACCCGAAAGAGGTCATGACCCATAGTAGAGTAATTTTTATAATTCCAATCTTCCCACCAGTTTTTAACCTCACCAAAATGTTGGATTTCCTTGTCTGTGTAGCTAATTCCTGCTTTTTTGAGCTGTTTAGCCAACTTAGGTGCATTTTGTGATTCATCTAGCACAAGTCCAAAATAGTCTTTGACCATACTTGCATAGGTGAACTTTTTAAGGTTAGGATTGTGCTCCAAAATAGCCTTGTCAAATTTTTTGCTAATATATTCCTGATAGGGCTTAAGTGCCTTTTCAAACCCATCTTGTCTAGGAAATACCCCTTCTTTTTGCATATAGTAGCATAGAACTTTAGGGTATTCCTCAAGTGAGTTTCTACTGATAAAGTCTTTTAGAGGCTCTTTAGTGACTGACTTGCCTGATTCGCCACTTTTCAGATTCTCACGCATAATGAGCTTATTCAACAGTTTTACAAGATTATCCTTGTTATCCTCATACCATTTTTCTGGTCTTTTCATAAGGATTCTTTCATGGTCAAGACTTACTAGGACTAGAGGGATAGGAGAGACAAAATACTCATCTTTAAAGGTATACCCCATCTTAAAAATGTCTTGGTATTCACGGATTTTTTCCACAATATCCCAACCACGTAGCACCTCTGCAAAGTCTACAGCACCGTTTAAAGACTTAACACTGGTAACAAAATCATCTGATTCATAGTTTCCATCTGTGATAGACTTAAACTGTTCCTGTGCTTCATTCAGCTTACCTTCTAGCTCCTTGTTTGTTTTAGATTCTTCCACAAGCACCTCCCATTCTGCTGTGGTCAAAAGTGAGTTTTGAAATGCTTCCTTGAGTTCCTTTTTAACTGATTTTAGTTTCATTTTTGTTTCCTTCCTACAATATACATAATTCCTTTACTCCAATAAACTTACCATGTTTATAGAATTTCCTACCTGTGATATACACATTTTCAGTATATCCTAAATCTCTCAAACACTCTGCTGTTATCTTAGATACTATAATTCCATCATAATTCCTTAATAATTCCTGCATTTTACGTTCTGTTATGTTTGAGGTATAGGATAACTTTGTCAGCTTGATTCCTTCAATTTTTCGCTTCCTTCTCAAGCTAACTTCTGCCCTTAAAGGCTCTTCCCTATCACAAGGAAATAACGTTTTAATAATATTCCCTTGCTTATCCACAATGTCTATGTTATGGCCTGTTAAGTTTGCTAACAATAACTTACCCCCTATACTTTGAAACCTGATTGATATAGTATGTCTTCAAAAGGGATAGTTTCTAAATAACCCATTATCTTATTTCTTGCTTCTATCCCATATCTTTCATATTTTACAAAAGTGTACTCTATATCAGGGTATCTTTTGTTGCCAATGTCATCCCCTTCATGTAAAATATGGTTTACAGGGCAATAGTCAAAATTCTTACTCTCTACCCCCAAAACCTCATTAGTATCTATAGTTCT